CACGTTAGCCCCCCATACCTCAGGTTTCATATCCGCATATTCATCCAATATCCCGCCATTCCACGGCCGTCCCTCAATCCGCTGCGGCTTGTCCATCCCCAAGACCCAAATCTCCGTCCCAGTCTTCAACCGGATACACAATTCCGACTCCCGAGGCGTGCCATCCAATAACCACCCAGGAAACATCGCCTTCAAATCATTCCAGTAAATAGCCTTCGCCTGATCTCGCGTAGGTGCCGCCGCGAAATACCGATAATCCGGCCACTGACCCGCAATAGCCTCCTCCAACGCCGACTTCACCAGATACCTCTTCGCCCGCTCCGTCTTACCCGAACGACGACCCGCAGGAACTAAGCGAAATCGCTTGTTACTCGTCATTAAACGAATCTGTTCAGGATGCGGCTTTAACGGCGTCCATCTAGGCGTCAGCAACATTGTCCGATTGCCTAATCTCTTGCATTACTTCCAATAATTTCGACGCAAATTGTCGAGGGTCTTCCCCACCATGCGAAGCCAATGCCATATGCTCCGCCTCTAATCGCGCCAGACGGTTCAAATACAGGTCAATCTTTGCATCAATATCAACCTTCTTCCTAATAAATACACGCTCCGCAGGAATCCCCTCCTCTTCCTTCTCGCGCACCTCAATCAAACTATACCCAGGGCCTTCTTCTTCCCTCCCGCCGCTCTCCACGTGCGCTTCCATCTTCGCCCGCAACTCCAACGCCGTGTTCAATAACACCCTTACCAGACGAATCTCGTCATCTAACCTGCCAATCTGCGTTACAGCATATAATGCCCGCTCACTCTCCGTCAGCATCTTCTTGTATAAACCAGAACCTCCACTGATAGGGATGTTCATTACTCCTTTCTTCTCGCTCATTTATTACCTATTAACCTTTAGTTTAGGGGTCGAAATATGCCCGGCGTAAATTTTTCGTGGGAGGGGCGCGGCCAGCGGCCTATTAACCCCCTAGGGGGTAGTCATCGGGAAGCGGTCATCGTCCTGCGCCCTCCCCCTAGTTGTCATCATTACATAACCGACGGTCGGCGGTCAAGGGTTAAAGATAGAGTACCTCTTATAGGTGTGCTTCGCTTAAGGTTATGGTGTTAAGCTATCGCTTAATGCGTGTCCTTGGTCGCCTAGTGTCCCATAATGGTCAGCAATAGGCGGGCAATGGGTGCCGCCCATCTACCCGCTACCATCGGTCGCCTACCTATGCCCGATTCCCTTTTCACGGCGGCCGAAAGGTGAGTGTTTTTGTGGGTAGGTGATAAGGTGCCCACAATCAAGCCCCATTTCCCAACGATCCCCCAGAATTGATCTGCTCTTCTTTATCCGTAAATGGTTAATCTATTCATCCCGAGCATCCTTTATATAGGAAAAACGATTTTATTATATATTTAATAAAAATATTTTCAGTCGTCTACAAATAATACTACTCAACTATTAATATATACTATCTATTAATATACTTATACTTACCTACCACTACCATCACTTGAAGAAAAAGTAGTGGTAGGTTTTATTCATTGATATATAAGAAGAATGTTCAAAACCTGTCACTTGTCACTACTTTTTCTCAAATTTTTTTTTTTTTTTTTTTTTTTGCTATATATATGCAAGTACTGCTAGGTTATAACGGGATTATAAAACGCGTTGACAACCCAGCGGTCGACTGTTATCTTCTCAAAGAGCATTTTTAATGGAGGAACCGTATGCTTGATCCTATAGCCACAAGGCACCGTCCACGTGACATTAAACCTCGTATGTACACAATCACCCGTCTAACTGGTGGTGTGTATGACACTTTGATAAAAAACTGTACATGGTTATCCCCAGCAATTCGGCGGGCACTGATGGTCTATGGTGTATCTCATCTAGGTACGTTGTGTGGGATGCACCCTCTGGAGCTTTCATACATTCCTGGCATAGGCGAGGCTAAAATAGCATTGATACATCGGGGCTTGCTGGATCAGGGCTTAACCTTGGGCACGATGACGGGTAAGGGGGCGGATGCGCATTATACCCCTTCCTTGGGTTTGCCTGTAGCGGTGACTCGGCGGTTGATGTTTGCGGGTTTCCGGACGGTGGGCGAGGTTCGGCGGGCGACTCCCCAGGAGCTTTACTGGTGTTGCGGCATGGGGTTACGTCAGCGGCGGAAGATATACTTTGCGTTACGTTCCTTTTATGAATCTTTGGGCTATGTACAGCCTCAATACACAACGAATCTATGGAAGGAGTAGGTATGGAAATAAGGCATCTGACATGTTACCACGGGTCGTTGCTGCGTTCTGCGGCGGCACTATTCACGCGTATATACAACCAACCGGAGGAAGTCCTGTTTAAGAGGCTAACTAACATCTTTGATGATGGCGGGTGGCGTTTGGCGTATGAGAAGGACTTTAAGGTAGCGGCATTGTATCAGGTTACGGATCGGTTACATTCTGGTTCTGTTGTATTCATTGACTCTTTGGCTGCGGCGGAATCGGGCGGCGGGCATGGGGCGGCGATGCTTGACCATCTTGCGTCTTATGCGTTAGCGGCGGGTTGCTGTGCTGTTATTTTAGATTGCCGTGTGGATAACACGGAGGCGTTACGTTTTTATGATCGTCGCATGGTGCGGCGGTCGTTTGGTTATATTATGGAGGTTAAGTAATGACACATTGGTTAGAGTTAAAGCGACATGCTACGTTATTTTCTGTGCGTGGGTCGCGGAGTGGGGATCGGGTTGCTTTGGTATGCAAGGTACTTTCGGGGTCGTTGCGGCATGTTCCTTTTGTGCTGGTGCGTGCGGACATTAACCCGTTGGATCAATACCACGGGTATGACGTCCTCCTGCCGTATATCAGCCCTTCTTTTGCGTTGCTGGGTGTGGAAGAGGCGGAAATCCAGTATATTCTGCATTATGTGACCTCCTGTGTTGGTTTGACGGGCAAGGAGTGTGATTTTGTATTGCGTCGTGATGGCGCGTCGGGGTGTGAGGCGTCTGGGTATCGGCTAGGGATGGTACGCGCTTCTGATCCTTCCGCTACGTTATCCTTGGCCGTTTCGGCATTGCGCAAAGAGTTACCGGAGGTTATCAATGGACGATAAGCGATACGACGATCAGGGCAATGCGGTGCACTACCGGACGGAATCTGGCGAGGATACTATAGACCACATTGCGGCGTTATTGCATAACAAGGTAGAGCTTCGCGGTGCGCTGAAGTTTACAATCATGAAATATCTGGCTAGGCTGGGGAAGAAGGACGCTCCTATCCTTGAGTTAACAAAAGCAGATTGGTATCTGCGGCAATTACGGGATACTTATGACCAAAAATGAAATATCCCTTCTTGATGTGATTCGTCGCATACAACCTGTTGCTGAGGCATTATGGAAGTCTAACCCTTCAGGTGATCCTCAGCGGTTACTGGAAGACGTAACCACCGTTACGGCACTGTCTATTGCTACGGCGGCGATAGCCACGGGCACGGATGTTGCGCATGTTCGCGGCGTGATGGACAAGACGTTAGACCGTTTAATGCCTGCCGTTGAACCGATGGTTGCATCAAGTCTTTTTGACGTGTTACAAAAAGAATCAAAAAATTCTACCGTACACTGAAAATAATTCTTGACGTGCCAAAAATAGGGTAGTATAAGGGAGTTATACTAAGTCAAATATGGAGGAACCAAACATGACTTTAAAATACAAACAAGACAATTATGCGTGGAAAATGGCGTTAGCGGGAATCGTGGTGATTTCAGCTTTGCTATTTGTTATTGGGTATAACAACGGACGTGATGTGGCTAACTGTGTTGCGCTGGGTCACGATGTAGGATATTGCCAGGAGGTACTAAGCCGATGAGTAGTAAGACAACGAGCGCAATGGATAAGCAAATTGCGGATAAGATCACCGCGTTACGCCACGAATTAGGCTTCTCGCGTGAGGAAGTTGGTACGTTATTAGGTATTACGCATCAACAAATGAGTAAGTACGAGAAGGGCACTAATCGGGTGAGCGCGGGGAGGCTATACCAACTCGCTGAGATTTATGGGGTACACATTTCTGAAATGTTTGGCGTATCTCATAAGATTATCCGGCGGCCACGACTTAGCCTTGAGTTAGGAGATCAATTCAGTAAGTTAAAATCGTCTGCTTTTAAGGAACGTATTGTTGATTTAGTTCGTGCAGCGGTAAAGGAGGGTATATGAAGGTAAATTTGAAACAACAAACTGTAATCTTGCCGGAACAGGTTGTTAATGTGGAACTTCCTGTTGAATTACTTCGCGAGATCATGGCTGACGAGTATGGTATTTACGACATTGACCATATTCTTGCAATGATCCGCGATAGGCAGCCAGTAGGGTTCTATACGCCTGTTGCTAAGGCTTTAGCGAGGGTGTTGATGGAGAAGGCAGAATCTGAGGACTACTGGGTTATTGCTTAACGAATACTTGCTGGTATTGTTGCCGTTACCCGCGAGTGGTTGCCCCTAACTAACCTAACCGGAACCAAATAGTTAGGGGCAGCTTTTAAGAAAGGAGTTTAACTATGCAATTAATTACAATCAAGGGGAATTATGGTGATAAGGATATTTACCAAGTTCTTCGAAAGCAGGATGACGTGGAGTATATCCATATCGCCTATTTTCATAAATTAGAGGACGCGGAAACTTTTGTTGCTGATCAATACAACATCACACCGCATGTTCACGCCAGGAGAGCGGATTATTATGAATGGGAGGAATGCTCATGCCGTTAAGCTTAGTACGCGTACCCTACCAACCTTATATCTGGGGTCGTGTTTTTGACGAAAATGATAAGGAAGTCGGCTGTATCAGTAACCGTACTGGTAATTTTGAAATCTTGGTAAATGGCGGGAATGGTAAGTGGCTACCTTTTAACATAACCAGTAGTTCCTTAGCTATGATCAAGTGTAAAGAGCTGTATGACTCTATACAGGAGGCCAAGCGGGAAACACAGCGAGGTTCTGGGCATGTCTTATAGAATGGCTTTAGTAGAGGCAGGAGCTACTGTCCATGTGATGAAGGCTTTCGGTGATTGGCGAGGCTCCTGGGGGGCGTTGGTGACGTATGAAGGCAAGACTGGCTGGGTAACTGGTAGTTATGGCTCCTGCTCGGGGTGTGACGCGTTTGTTGGCGAGTTTGGTGATTGCGTGGGTAAGGATGGCAAGCCTATTGATCAAGTGGACTATGATAAGCGATTATATGCCTTCGGGAGGGATTATTTAGAGTATAGTTTCATGACGCAAGAGGAGGCCGAGGCTATGGTGATAGCTAATGCTGAGTGGGATTTACAGTCTGACGAGGTGCTTGCGTTTATTAAGCAGAACACCCGCAAGGGTCAGCTTGGTGAATGCGCAATATAACCAAGCGTATATGTGTATGGGGTTAGCCTTTTAAATAGCCTTTAGGCGGCTGGATTCCTTCCACGGTAGGAGTGGGACAATTTAAGAAACCTACCTTTCGGTGAAACTCCGAAACGCCATACACATGTAAAAAGAATACCCGCAAGGGTTAGGCGAACGGGTGAGATTCCCACAGTAGCCGACCGCCCCCGCATTTTATAGAAGTGGTAAATATTTATTTGGCGCGGGGGCGGATTTTATGGGAAGTGCGGCGTGGAAAGTAGACACGCAGGAACAAGGAGCCGTCTGGTGCGATAGAGAGCCTTGTAAGTTGTGGTAAACGCCCAATAGTCCTTCTCGCTTGAAGATGCCAGAGCAGGAGTAACGCCCTGCCACTTCCCGCCAGATAACAATTAAACAGGAGTAATGATATGAAGTTCACTGTCGAGTTAGATATGTCAGACTACATGGATAACGAAGGATTCTATGAAGATTCCTTAAGAAAAGATGTGTCACGTCATATAGCAGAACAATTAGCCGGTATATTAGCCAAAGAAGGAATTAAGCTGATTGATTTTGATAAAGAAGTCAAAGAGGCTAAGGAACTCTACGAGAGCGCAGTTCGTGATGCAAAGGAGAAACGCCTAACAGATATGGCTCTGGTCGATGAGAAAATCGGGGAGGTCTTTACAGAGTTTCTATCAGGAACAGCAATCATCACAAATAAATGGGGTGAACCTAAAGAAACTTGTACTATTGGGGAATACATTAGAAGGAGAGCGGAAGAGATATTAGAATCAAAAAAGACTGAAATCGAAAAGAGAATCACAGACGCCGTAGTTAAGCGCATGAAAATCTCCGAATATGAAATTGAGCAATTAATAGAGAGAAAATCGCGAGAGATTGGTAATGAAAACGCCAAGAAAGTGGCTGAATTTATTATGAAGGGAGCCTTTTAGGTAATTACGAACATGCTTTAAGTTTTGCAAGAGAAATGAATGCGCATGTGAAAGTGATACGCTGTAAAGAATGAGGTAGTTATGAAGATATATACAGTAAACTGTCAGATTACGATCCCACAGAATGATATGGAAGGTCGGTGTATTCGTGTATTGGCGGATGATACTAGGGTGTACGCTATTGGGCGTATATTCGAAGAGGACTGGTTTAATCCGAGCGAGGAGTTTAAGTGATGAAGTATAAAACGCGATCCATAATTATTGACGCTCTACAATGGGACGGCACGTGGGAGGATGTTCCGCGTATCCAGGAGTTTTGCCCTTTGGTGTGTGAGGCGCATGACGTTGACTTTAAACGGACGTATTTAACAATACATACCAATGAAGGTGTAAAAATCGTACCTCCCCGAGGTTATATAGTTAAAGGGCTTAACGGTCAGTTCCATCCCTGCAAGCGAGATGTTTTCGAAGCAACTTATGAACCTATGAATGATAGAAAATTAGTTACAGTGTCTATGGTTGGGAAGCTAAAAGAAGATTGGTTAGATATATGGGGCGAAGTTGTAGGGCAAGACCCTATTCATGAGATAAACGTATCGCCGTCTTTCTGCCAATTAGTAAATAAGATTGCAAGAAATAATGGCGTCATCGAAATTAATATAAAGAGCTATTTACGGAGAGGAGGCAGTAAGGGTGATTTCTTTGAGATAGAGGACGATAATTACTGGTTCCCTAGTGAATGTTTTGAGATTTTACCAGAGGTAAAGGAGCAAGCCAATGAATAATAACCAAGGGATATATTTATTGGGCGCGCAATTGCCGGACGAGGCAAAGGTATAATATCCTGCCACTTCCCACTATATAACAATTAAAATGGAGCACTTATGAGAAAGGAATATATCGAAGAATTGGAAAAGTTGAAACAACGCATGGAACAAGCTGAAGCGTTTGCAGCTAAGATTCCCGTTTTTGCAGAGAAGATACTCAAGGAGAAGTATACGGAGACAATGAACTCTAAGAACTTTGGAGATTATTACAAGGATATGCCTATGCGATGGGGGATTTGGCGGGATTATTTCTCGTCCACTAGGAGTAAGGGCTGCGAAATAACGAACTACTTAGAGGGTAAGACATATAATACTTACTTATTCAGGGTATACATAAACACCATAAGCCTTTACGACTTGCACGAGAAGTTTGGCTTAGATGAATATCTAAAGGACGTCACCATTTTCTTTTTCGATACTCTTAATTGTACATTTTACATAGAAGACGCGCATATCGGGGCATTTATGGAAGCTTTGTATAAGTGGTATCAGGACGCCCTAGTAAAGTCAGGCCAGTTCCGCTTAGAAGAGAAGAAGAGGGAACTGGAAAGGCAACTGAACAAGATACAAGCGCAGTTAGCGCAAGTAAGTTAGGTTTTATGGCGGTGCGGCGTGAGTGATGGACGCGGCCAACTTCATGAACTGGTCAATATCGCAGGTTCAACCCCTGCCACCGCCACCAGAATAAACCATATCGAGGAACCGCTCGGAATGGTCGATAGGTTCAATGTTGAAGTGAACTGAACCTATCTGAATAAACCATTTTCGTGAGGAGATCGCGGGTTCAAATCCCGCCGGGCGTACCAGATTATAAGAATACCTCACATAACGAAAGCGCATCGGGTTAAGGCGCAACGGTGAGGATGAAAGCCCGGCGATGGTAACCATGCCCCATCGAGATAACGCCTTTCTTCGGGAAGGAAATCGTAGGTGACAGCCGGAAAGACGGCGTGGAAGATGTGAACGAGGAATGGTTTCCTTGGGTGCCCTCTGGGTGTCAAGCGAGTTCGATTCTTGCTATAGAGCACTGGCGTGCAGCGGTTCGATTCCGCCGCATCTTCCGCGGAGATATGTACGATTCCCGCCGGGCGTACCAACATTATAGGAGTAAGAAGAATGTATCGTTTAGTAATCGTAGCCGTATTGAGTGTTTTGGTATTTTCTTTTGTAATGACTTTTAGAGACGTAAAGAAATTTCAGGAATCTATGGTCGCTTTAGAAAAGGAATGCTTAGCTAGCGGGGAGACTAAATACACCTGCGAAGCCCTTATAACGGCAAAGCGCGCCGAGCGTAATTCGCGAAATGCTGGCGTAGGTGCTGGTTTAGGTGCTGGTTTAGCGATGGGTATCGCCGCTGGAAGGATGAGGTAAGATTCAGCGAATTTTACCCACGTTTTGAGAAAGTGGGTAAATAGCGAGGTTTTAATTAGGGCGAATTCGCCGCAATTTAAGGAGTAAAGGAAATGGATATTTTTGACATTTCAGATTTATCGGATATTCCACAGGAGATTAAGAAGGGGTTACGTGTCCTAGGGAAGCGTGATGGCTTCGGCTCGTCTCTTCTAAAAATCTTTGAACTGGTAGGACGGGAGTTGTCCATTGATGAGGTCACAGTAGCTTATTACAGGCTACTGAAACGCAGAAAGAAGGCAGGACGGATAAAGACTCGCAAGCAGATTATGGTGAAGCTTTACAACCTATCTATTTCTGATAACCCCCCGATTGAATCTGTGAGAGGGAAACGTGGAGTGTACATGTTGAAAACCAGATTAACCGCATAGACAACGGAGTAAATGAAATGAGTTTTGATGAAATACCAGAAAATAAACAAGAAGGCTACCAGTGCGATTGCGGGGGTTCGATCACCCTTGACGAAGAGTCTGGCTTTTGGGAATGCAATACCTGTGATTTTTGTAGAAAACCAGATTAACCGCATTGTGATAGGCAAAGGAGTTTGATGGACATGAGTGATAAGCAAATGATTTTCAATAATTTATCGTTACGACGTAACACTTACAGTAACGAAATAACAGGGTGTCTTGAGGTTATGTCGCCAAGCACGAAATCAAGCTGCAATTAAACCACGATCAGTGCCAGAGAATTATGGCTGTCGTAGGGGATAGCTTGGTGGAAGTAGCACAACAGGCGGCGGAAATGCTGAAGTCTGAAGTGTTGGTCGGGGTGATGACTAAAGAAGGGGATGTTGCGTTAATAGAGATGCAAGACGATGACTAAAGTATCTTTGGAAAAAGAAATGCGCCTACAAAAATGGGAAGACCTCGTTAAGAAGTATGACATGGTGTTGGTGGTAGAGACGGGGCATTATCGTATCTACGCAAATACTAAGAATACTATGGGAGCATTGGGAAAACAACATGATGCTCTCTATCTATACCATGACACAAAGGATCGCCTGAATATTGATACGTGGGTAAACGCCTTCACGACTGCACAATTCACCGCAGAGGTTAGGGCATATTGCACCATGTTTTGTGAAATGGTGCGGCGCAGGGCAAATTTACCAACAATTTAATAAGGAGAAAAACAATGACTAGAACAATTGCACTCTTATTAACTGCCTTTGTTGCGCTTCAGTTAGATAATGGAAACAAAATACTGCTTAATTGTGCCCATCTAAAGTTAGTCGGAGTGACTAGGAAAGGTGAAACTTTTATTTCTATTAACATGTACTCGGATTTTGATGATGTGTTTACTGCAAACGTAAATGACGCATACACATATCCTGATTTGGTGAAAATAGTTAAGGAGCAATGCCATGAGTAAAACCATAGAAGAGCTACGCACACGATCTATTGAGTTATTGCACATCAAGGATGGCATAGAGGACTTGTCTGCTTATCCCGTTGTGTTTGATATGGAAGATTTGATAATTGATATGGGGGCAAAGATTGATGAGCTATGGGAAAGGTTCCGCGAGGTAAATGATGCAAAGCAGGATTTGGCTTTTAGGCATAATTCCACTCTTTTGCTGGCTTCAGCCTTACAGCGTGAGAACGAGAAATATAAACGTATATTATCTGAACTGAAGCAAAGACCCGGTAAGTCGAAGATAATGGGTAAGTCAATTCAATGTATATCTATTGATGAGGGTGTAGGCGATGAATAACACCACAGAAATATTTAAAATGAAGTTGTTTGATCAGCTATATCAAGGGGGGTTTTTTATATTTCGAGTCCCTGGGGGATGTTTATTTAAGGAATCCGGCAACGGCATCCCAGCGGTATTTGTGCCTTACAGCAAGGAGAGCTGTTTAGGTGATGAGGGTACAGGCGATGAGTAGTGACATAGAAGAATTCTCTGTTCTCTTTGAGAAGCAATATAATTACATAAAGGAATTGGTGGAACAATGAGTACATTTTATTATCTAGTAGACCATAAAAATAAGGTAATATCGGCGGGTTGCTTTACAAGACAAGCTTGGGGATGGGGTAATTGCGACGTCCTGCACTTACTGAAATTCCTGATGTATGTAGCGGATCATGATGGTGTATTAGGTTATATTTCAGAGCATGACGATGATCCTGAGGGGTATGAAACCATAAACGATAATGATTTGGTACGCTACTTTCCGCATGATTCGGTATGGGATGATCCTAATGCAGTTGAAAAGGCGCATAATGCTTGGGTAGAAGCAAAGGAGAAAAACCAATGACGTATTATGACAGTAAATTACAAGAGTTCTTTGATAACCATAAAGATTTACCTTGGACTACGTGTTCTGATGAAGGTATTACTTTTCACATAGCAAGGCATAGAGAATATACTCAGGAGGAATTGCACCTTGCTATTGAGCAGACGCCCCCAGATTGGTTTACTAAGCAGTTAGGTATAGAATCGTTTGTGAACGCGTTTGTTAGTTATAGACCTATGTTTATGGGGATAGAATATACTAATTATACATCCCTACGGCTATCCTATACCGAATATGGAACAATAGTACGAAAGGTTTGTTTTTCCCTAAAGGAAGCTTTAGACCTTCTTCTGTACTACCATATTATTTCTTCTAATGGAAAATGTATCTTGACATAGTTAGTCGGATAGGTATAAATGAGTTATACCAAGTCAAATATGGAGGAACCAAATGACTAAAAGTAAAGAAAACATGAGAATATACGCGCTGGAGTTATTGGAACTATCCGAGCGTTGTAAAATGGTGCAAGAAGTTGGTATACATTACCAGTATATAAAGCTACCAACGGTAAGTGACATATTTTCACATAGTTCAAATTCAGATGTGTGTGGATGCTCACAACAACAAAACATAGTTGGTCTTGTTGGCGAGCTTAACGAGGTCGTTGATTACACCCGTCGAGTGCTTATACCGACACTATTAGGACAGCGCGAAACGATTCGAAAGCAAGCCATAAGGATAAGTGACTTGTTATGGCGAAGGAGTCGCTTAATGGGCTTAGTAACGGCTTATCGTGAACGCCGTGCTTCCAGCACTTGGCGACCTATCAATATGTTAGACCCGAAGGAAGGGGACTGGGTGCTTCTTCGTAGTCCTTACGATATACGGCTTTCTTATTTTGATGGTTACACATTCTCTTATTTTGACACGAACTTGCATCAAGAAGTGGAAATTAGGCTCCCACAGATAAAAGAATCCTATGATGCGTTTATCATTGTTCCTAAGTTTGAACAGCGGTTGTTGCGGAGATCACAATGGTTTAACGAGGATAACAGGAAATGAAATACTACTACACAGACCCACAAAAAGCGGCATGGATGTCCTACAAGTCGGCAAGAGCATGGCGCACCAAGGAGCACGTTACGGCGCATCCTTTGGCGTGGAGGAAGTTATAATGACCCAAAATCTTACCGTTACTCAGCGGGTTCTTTTCGACACCCTGAAAGAGGGGTTACTGTATATAACAAATTGTGGTGCCTTTGTGGTGCCTATATCTATAGTAAAGAATGATTATGTAAGGTGTAAAGATATAATTAGCGGTGTGTCATCAACATATACCCTAAGCGGTGTGGGGGCGGACGGTTATATTGCGGCACGTGTTATTATAAATGGGTTGAGTGAATATAAGGAGATAAAGGAGACTTTCAATTACTCTGAGGAGCAACTCAGGGCATTTAGTGCGCAATTGATGCCTAAAGAGAAGCCTCACATACGCAAAAATAAAGTGCTAACTTATCTAAGCACACGCAAAACCCAAGCAGTAGGTTCCGCTTGCAGTATCACAGCCACGGTATTGCTTAACTGGTATACAGAGGATGCACCATTTGCACTGCTCTTTAGCATGTACATAATCGGCGCATCATGTTGGTTTGCCAGCGCATACCAATCACGGAACTGGCTGCTTATGTGCCATCAATTTGCCTTTCTTTGCAGCAATACTATAGGCTTATTAAAGATAATGTGGAGGTTATTTGTATGATAGACAATGCGTATGACTGGGTCGAGAAGATGTCTTCTGAATTAGACAAAGAAGTTGTTTCTGATCCTTACAATATTGCGTACATTGTGCCGCTCGATTCCACGAAATACCAGACTATGTCGACCACAGTCCTCATAGAGGCAAAGGCTCCTCCCGTTCTACGTTCTATATTTGAAGACAGAACAGGGTTCATTTTTATGGATAGAGTGTCGCTCCAAGAGAATTATGTTGTAGGCGAGGACGACAGGTGCGGGAAGGTTATATTTCCTATACAAACGTCTAGGTTCGTTACGTTCGGTCAGTTTATCAATTCAAGAGAGGCAGCACATTTCTGCCTCAGGGGTTTATGGCGATGACTTTAAAGAAATATATTGATGGTGATTTCTTATCTGATAGACACGCGGCGATCTATCTCAATGCGTTGTACAGTATCTATTTCAACGACAAGGCGCAGTGGGAACGGATAGGCTGGCGTAAGTATAGATTCACCGTGGGGAATAACATATCCATAACCCACAAAGTCCGTACATTCCGCCATTATAGGAAGTTGCTTACACGGTTGTTGATGGAGACGTTGTAAATATGGATGTACCGTTTGAATATTACGACGCATCGAAACAGGCGTATGTTGAATTGACGTGTTCTTTTAGATTAATGCGCAAAGGAAACATTGAATATGTGTCATCTCATTCTTTTATTACTAAGGAAGGAATGACACGTGTACCTGACACGGTTATTGCTTCCGCAATAGGAAGCGAAAATCTGGCGGTGTGGTTGGATCAATATTATTCTATGGATTTTATGGTATGAGAGACAGTTTTATAAGAATAGGGGAACAGTTATTTTATGGTTTCCTCGGGTTATGTATGTGTTCTTTTGTTCTTGCTATGTTCCTATCCTTCATGATGTGGGATTATAGCCTTGATAGGCTTCTCATTGTCTGGCGTCTAACTATGGGTCATCTTGGATTTACTTCCATTATTGGTTATGTTGGCTTCCATATTGGATGCCTCTATACGAAATATAACAAGGAGACATTATATGCGCCGAAATAAGAAACGTACATATGTAATGGACGAATTATTAGAAGAACCCTTAGACGAGGCTTTACTTAATATGATAAACGGTAAAAACGAGACGATACCTATGCTTGATGTTACTTTACGCGATACCTTTCGGGAAGCTGAACGTGAAGTGCGCAAGGTGAAAGCATCCCTTATTTTGCTGCTAATAGGTGTTATCCTAATTAGCGTTATTCTTGCTGTAGCCTTCTCGGCGCGTGCGGCGGAGGGACAAGTAGCCGCTGAAATCGTGGATCAGGGTGCCTTGTATTCTTCCACCCGTGTTTACAAAGCAGGTGAGAGACAGTCGCTATATCTGTTTAGACAAATAGGCACTATCGAAGAGATGGAAAAGCGACTGGGTGGCGATATATTAGAAATAAGGAAACTCAGCGACGGTCGCTATATCGCGCTGTATGAAGTAAGGAAGGAGTATTAGGTGCTTACTTACTATAACGAATTCGACAAAAAGAAATGCGCAATGCTGAAAGCCTTGATGGATGACGGACATATCAGCAAGGGCGTTATTGACAATCGACCTATACAGGAGGTAACACCCAATGATTTACAGGGATTCACAAGGTGCCATTTCTTCGCGGGGATCGGCTTGTGGGACTACGCGCTTCAACTGGCCGGATGGCCGGACGATGAACCCGTCTGGACTGGTAGTTGCCCCTGTCAGCCTTTCAGTTCTGCCGGACGACAAAAAGGTAAAGGAGACGACCGCCACTTATGGCCTGAATGGTTACGCCTCATTAGAGAGTGCCGCCCTGCAACGTTCTTTGGAGAACAAGTTGCGTCAGCGATTACCCACGGGTGGCTTGACGATGTTTATCAAGGGTTGGAATCGGAAGGCTACGCCATCGGGGCGGTTGTTCTGCCAGCTTGTTCCGTCGGTGCGCCCCATAGACGAGAGCGACTATGGTTTGTGGGCCACGCCGAACACGATGGATTCCCTACCGAGTCGATCAAAGGAAGCGATGGACAGGCAATTTTCAACGACCCGAAAAGGACGGACAGCCCCAGCGAATCTACGCGAACAAGTGAACCCCGCAATGTGGCCTACCCCGAGCACCCGGGACTGGAAGGACACCCCGGGCATGAACAAACAGGGCATCAATCCCGACGGGAGCAGTCGCAAGCGATTGGATCAGCTTGGGCGTCTGGTGTATGGATTGACTGCCCCGACGGAAAGCAAAGGCTTATTGAACCCAGCATTCCCTTGTTGGCTGATGGGGATTCCGCAAGAGTGGCTATCATCCATGCGGCGGGCGATGCAATCGTTCCGCAAGTAGCCGCTGAGTTTATAAAAGCGTATATGGAAACAAAAAGTTGTTGACGTGATAGCTGTTATAAATTATATATACCCTTATACACCTATTCAATGGAGGAACCAAAATGAATAGACTTTTACTTACACTATGCCTAACGTTACCTATCACGGCTTATTCTCAAGACGAAATAAGCACAAAGAAGGTCGACTTGATTTATTCAGAATACGACGAGCAAGACCCCGCGCCGTTACCTGTAGGTTTAGGTGACATTAAGGAGCTAGAAAAGCAGTTCGGTAAAGAGATCAGCGAAATTCGGCGTGTCACTGAAACATCCTATATTATAGTATACAAAGATGAAGTGGATTATGAGTAATATCTTATGGATAGCTGCCGGGGTGTACTATTACGCTTGCCTATTATATCCTAAACTATGGTTGCCTTTTGTTATAGCCTTTCTAATTTACGGGGTTTACGTTGTTATTTCTGAAACAGTATCAAAACAGTCGAATTAATGTCTTACGTGGTGAGGATATTATTGGCTGTATCGTAACGAGACAATTAGGAAAGGAAGGCGTTAATATTAACGTTGTGGATTCACAACGCGGCTATGATTCGCGGATTATTCATGTCAAAGAAGGCGGGAGGGTTCAATTAAATTTCGGTGAATATATCGTTTATTTAAAGTTCGAACGTTTCAACATGTATAACAACAGCGTCTTATACGGTGTGGACACTGATGGTAAGGTAACAATCTGGAGAGAGGAAATTTATGCGAAGATCAAAAGATCAGCTAAACGACAACCACAAGAGACTGATTCATGACTTCCTTGATATTATCTTTCCTACCTACACCCGAAAACGGGGGTACATCAACGTAAGGAAGATATGTAAAGACGCGGGTATAACTTCACGTACATATTACCACTGGAAGAATGGCGAGGCTGTACCGAAACTTATACAAATGCTAGACCTGCTTGAACAGAAAGGCTACACTTTGACAGTTATTCATAAAAAGGAGTTCTGGCAATGATAAAGAAACAAAAATCTGGTTACGTTCTTGTATCTAAAACAACAGGGAAAGTCTTGGGTAAGCATAAGACAAAGAAAGAAGCAGAAAAGCAAGAACGTGCTATCAACAGATCAAAACACAAAAAGAAGAAATAACATGACTAATTATATCGTACCTCTGAATGTATCTACCTATGACGATGCAGAGATCAATGCAGCAAAGGAAGTCCTCGACGGTGGTTATGTAACAATGGGGTCACTCTGTAAGGAGTTCGAAACGAAATTCTCTCAGTATCTCAAGGTTCCACATTCGACGTTCGTTAATAGCGGAAGCTCTGCTAACCTGCTCGCCCTTAATGCGCTCCAAGTAGAAATGTCATATACACGCAATAACGACGCTCTACTGATGAATAATGAGTTGGAGGTTATTGTCCCCGCGCTCACTTGGTCAACCAGCGTATTTCCTATTATTCAGTGCGGATTTAAACCCGTATTTGTAGACTCTGACCCGCTAACGCTACAAATGAATACTGCCCATGTAGAACAGGCCATCACTGATAAGACCGTGGCTATTATGGCAGTGCATGTGTTAGGAAACACCTGCAACATGGATCATCTGATAGCATTGTGTGATAAACATAGACTTGTCCTTATTGAGGACTGTTGCGAATCTTTAGGCGCGAAATATAAAGATAAGTATGTGGGTTCCTTTGGGGATTTCTCCACCTTCTCCTTCTTCTTCTCACATCATATCACAACGATTGAGGGGGGCATGGTATGTTCTAGGACAGCCATACATAATGACCAATTGCGTATGTCACGGTCACACGGCTGGAGCAGACATTTAGAGGATCAAGACACAATCAAAGCTCTTGGTGGTAAAGACCTCCGTTTCCTCTTCCTGTCTATGGGTTATAATCTCAGACCTACAGAAATAAATGCAGCATTCGGATTACGCCAACTTACGCGCTTATCAACATTGAACGAGCGGAGAAAAGCCATTGCTTCAATGATTACACAGGAAATGTATGACTTGAACCTCGGTATTAAACCTATGGCTTATACAGAGGGTGCTGACCCAGCATTATTCGGCTATCCTGTATTATGTGATAGTGAGGAGCAACGAGACGATTTACGGAATTTCCTAGAGAGCAATGGTATAGAAACACGTCCTATCATAGCCGGAAACCTTGTTAAACATCCTGTTTTCACGACGTCCCGTCTTCAATTACCACATAGGGTACATACAGGAGGTCTTGCTGGTGCGGATAAGGTGCATAGTTGTGGGTTATTCTGGGGGTTATCTCCGTTCATGACTGTGGAAATGACAGACCATTTAATTTCTACCCTAGGCCAGTTCAATAAGGCGGGAAGTTAATTCCCCCGCTGTTTTGAAATATTGCATGTGGAATGTCATTTCTGATAGGGGGAAACCCTCCCGCAATGCGGCGAAATCCTGTGACAAGTACCACCCATTAATCGACGACCCAGGACAATTGATGCGCACCCAGACGAAACAGGAGCCACCACTCTTACTTCGGCGGGACAACCACGCCTCTTGTTCGGGGCGCAAGCCTACTTTCAAAGGTGTGGTATTGCGTTTTGGCAATGCTTTAACGTACTTACCCTCTAACCAGATTTCTTTTCCTTTGTAGCAGAAATTAGTGTCAGGTATTCCTCGACTTAGTACGTCTTCAAATCGCTGAATATCCTGTGTATATTCCGCAATACTCTTTCTTAGGGTTGCCCAGGCGGATGCTTCACTCACTGGATAGGCTCACAACACGTTGCTGCAACATCGACGTACCCGACAACAGGGCAAAGTAACTACCATTTGCTCCTATGGCATAGGATGTAAACACAGCATCCTCTGTTTCGCCTTCTTCGCGCATGACGCATACAACGCCTAGCGATTGGATAGTACCAGACTCAAAGGCATTATTTAGTCGATCCATGATATTAACGAATTGCTCCATATCCCTGTCTTTCTTTTTTTCGTTAAAACTTATCACTTGCCCCATTCGACACGTCTCCTGTGATTAGATATTTAAGTGCAACAAAAAAAGTAATAATAGGTGTAGCAACTGTGGCTACACCTCCGAACAGCAACAGTATAAGACAACCTACTATTCGAATTGTGTATGTCCTGATATATAACATATAGATTAATAAAGGGTTAATGGCGTTCTATGTCGTCTTCTGTAGGATCAATTCCTATCTGCACTTCGATGAATCGTTGAACCTGCCCACTATCATTGCGCAGATCGTGTAATTCGTTGCATTCAATAACTTTCACTTCCCCGCCAGTTAGAGGCACCCAGATTTCTTTACGTGCATTATGTGTTTGTGGTGAACCTTGATTCCCTGGCTCAATCTCCAGCAATTTCACCTTCACATTTGGTTCTTCGTGAAGCACCGTGTAGGAACCCCATTTCCTTTGCACCTTCCGGCGTGTGGCGATAGTCGATGAACTATTTGTTTTTCCGCCTCCTACGTTGAAGCGCATTTCTATTCCTAACTCAGCGCAAATACGGTTCTCTGGCGTGTTATCCTCTTTCCTATCCCCTCCATTAAGGAAAATAGACGGCCGCAATTCAGCGAGCGTTTCTTCCACAGTGTTGTTATGATCCTTCGCCTCAACCACCTTAACCACACCGCGCAACGCGCCAAGGATGCGTGCTCTGTCTGCGAAAGGAAGAAATACAAACCCTTTCTTACGTTCTAGCCATGCGTCAGTATTAAGGATCACAATGACATCCCCTATACTAGCCGCCTCTTCGATCATGTCTAAATGCCCGCCATGTAGCGGGTCAAACCCACCACTGACCGCTACTGTAGGACGACCACGAGTTGTTTCATCATCAATATTTAATAACCGCTCCACCTCTACAATAGCAGCCTCAGGTAAACCAAGACCAAATAATATATAATTCAGATCATCGCTGAATGCGGGTAAGGTAGGATCAAGCCGCTTTGTGGTTATAACTTCTCTTATCTTACAGCAACGGCGGAGATAACTGTCATAATTCAACATAGAAATAATCTCTCTATCATCTGGGTTGTATTCTTAGCACTATGACATTGTATATGTACTGTAGGTAAAAAGAAATCTTTGAATTTGCGGAATAAAGCATCATCGGTATGGTAAGGATGAAATCTATCACCAAAGATATAATAACTCATTTCTGCGCCATAATAAGTACTCAAAACTTCAGCTATACTACCTTTACCTATACCTTTAGGAATTATCAGGACACCATCATCCGCACTGACTACAGCTTGTATATGGCTATACTTTTTCGTAAGAAGTCCGCACAGCATATATCTATCCATTAATTGTTCATCATATGCCTTATAATGCGCAACTCGTTGGTCTTGGTTCCCCAAGATACGGTATTTCACAATAAGAGGGTGCAAAAAGCTAAGATTGACACTGGCATCCCAAGGCGTTTTGTATCTGTAACAATTAGCATGGTGATGTTGCATTATATCCGCAAGCATATCCGGCGTGAACGAAAGGTCGCGGGGCGGTGCGTCATATACAATATAACCTTCCCTATCCTTTATAAGCGTTCCGCACTTACTGGAAATTAACAACAGCTTTGTTGATACGTTACCAAGGTATTTTACAACAGCGTCATGGGACGACTCTGCACTTACGACAACATTTACATTCTCTTTTTTGCAGAGTTTGTATAGCGCACGTAAAATAGTTTCTTTCTGTGCCTGATTGGTAGTATATAAAGCTCCCTCAAAATCAAAAACAACACACTTTTTCATAGAATTCCTTTTATTGAATCAATAAGAGTATAAGCTGTTTATAACCTATAGTCAATTATTACTTACATTCAGACCAATTATTCCCTAGTTTAGCAACAGCAATAAGCGGTACATTTAACTTCATAGTGTTTTCCATCAACCATTGAGCATGCGCGAAGGCTTCCTTACCTTCCTTTGTGTTTGGTATGGACATATCTAGTTCGTCGTGTACAGTCAGGTGTGGAACCAACGTATTAAAGACACCGTCATCCCACATCTTAAGCATGCAAACCTTCATTAAATCAGCGGCGGAGCCTTGCAATTGCGCATTAAGAGCCGCGTATGTCTGGGAACGCTGAATCCGTACTTTAAGCGGAACATCCTTAACCACATCATCAAAGGTAGGCACCCCGTCGAATTCCTCTATATACTCCTTCAGCTTCTTTAACGAGGGTAAATAGTCAGGAATAGCTGAGATATGCTTCTTCTTTAAAGTGTAGTATGTATCTGTCGTCCTTGTGCCTTCCTTCTGGTATGTCACTTCCCATTCGTTGAACCGACGACGGCGACCCAAAATCGTTGCAATATACCCCTTCTCTTCTGCCATTCGGACATAATGTTGAGACACCGCCTTAAGAAAAGGAAGTCTTGTGTGGAATTCTTCTAGCATCTGCGTGGCTTTGCCTTGCGAAGTACCCAAACTAGCAGCCATCTTTGCCGCACCCATACCATAAACCACACCAAAATTAATATTCTTTGCTACACTTCTAGGCGTTCCTGTGATACTTGCCGCAATATTGTGAAAATCTGTTGTCGGGTCGGCACGGTACATATTAAGAGCCTGTTCAACACCCGATATTCGCAAAGCCGCACACATATGGATCAAAAATCGAAACTCTATTTGTGACCAATCAATAGCCCCCCAGAGATACCCTTCTTCTGGGATAAACATAGATCGTAAGAGCGGCCCAAGTTCTGGGTCACGCGCTGGAATATTCTGCAAATTCGGATTAGAGGAAGAGAACCGCCCCGATACAGTACCATCCTCATCACTTCTTAACTGATTGAATGTACAATGTATGCGACCACCCATATTTCCCTCGAGGATGTACCCCTTAACGAAGGTGTTAGCCATTCTCTCATACTTCCGCTGCTCCACAATAAGACGCGCTTCCTTTGCTTGGTGGGATTCCAACCAGCTTTTCACAAAAGAAGGCTTACCTGTCTTCGTGCGTGGATAGGGAATACCCTGTTTATCGAAGGCCTTTGCAATAGAATCCGCCGCCCAGACATTTACTTCTAACCCAACAACATCTTTTATTTGCGCCGCGCATGATGCAGCCCGCTCTTGCAATACGGTATAGGCTCTCTCCGCCTTCTCCAAATCAATCCTAACGCCTTGCTCCTTCATTCGTAGCATCAATGGGACAATGCCTTGTTCAACTTTGTAGACATCCATTAATTGCTGATCCTTCATGATCTCGTATTGCTTGTCTATAATACGCAGAGGCAACTGCGTATCTTGGTTAGCATAGAGTTGTACATGTCCAGCATGTAGCCTAGGCATGTTTTTTATGTAATCTTTTCCGTATATCTCCTCCAACTCATTGCTGTACTTTCTGTCATTCAGATATGTTTTCGCTAACGTGGATAAAGAATAGCTATCCGCGCACTCATCAATCAATGCGGCGGCGTACTGTACGTCGTCAATCTTAGCCAGTGGGAAATGCACGCCTTCTGATGCAAGGAAAAACAAGTCATACAACAAATTCGCGCCTACAAGAGAACCACTATATGTCTTTGCTTCTTCTTTCAACCAAGCAATAAAACCGGCAGGGTTAGCAACATTCCTTCCTCTCTCATGACGTAACGGGTAATAAATAGACCCGTCTTCGTACGCAATAGACACCCCTACAATAAATGCTTCATCCGTCAAAGCTCCTGAACCCTTCTTTTTCAGGCTCGGATCGTATGACTCAATATCCAATCCAATGCGAGGTAAATCACGGAATGACTTGTACTCCTTGGGCGGCGTCCAGTCCGGTTCGCTTACCAGTCGGTATTTATTCATCTTTTCCGAAGCTGTTTTACCAACGTATACACTGGTATTCCAAAACCCTAATTGTTCCATTCGAAGCTCTTATTTGAAAATGTATTTTGGCGCGTCATATCCTTCAGGATATAATAAATGGTACGTCCTTACTGTCTCGCCTTTAACTTCCTGGGTACGTGTCTCTATACCGTAACCTAGTTCCCTAGTAACACGCCCGTATAGGAACACAACCATTGACTGCCTTGTTAGACGCTTTCCTTTAATAGGAGGGCAATTCGGAATCCGAGACTGACCAGATAGGAATCTTAGTTCATCCAAAGTGGTTCCGCGTTTAAGCATCTCTAGGGTGTACCATAACCGAGTGAAGCGGTTAACAGGGCGTATTGTCTCCTGTGGGTCTATAGATATATCAGGATCGTATTTCAGCCTATACGCACTGATCACTGGAGCCCGCGCATTGATTGTAAAGCGCAGCATAAACTTCCTGATATATTCATCCGCCTTCTTGGCTATGGCATAACGTGAAAATCTTTCAAGGTTATAATAACCAGGGTCTTGCGGCGTGTAGCGGTTACATATCATAAGCAAGTAGTCAATGCTTAGTAAAGGGCAATGCGTTAACTCAGAATAATCATGTATAGGCACCAGAAGAACATTGCGTGACGGTGTATGCCAACGCAATGCTGTGGGGTGTAATTCTCCGGCATAAAATCCGATGCGCCCCTCAGGGGTTCTTCTTACCCAATAACGAATTGGTTTTGTCATGCGATCCTCCGTACCCGTGCTTGATCTGCGCGACACATAACCCTAACCAGTTCTTCAAAGGTAACTGTTCGTTTCCACCCCAGTTCTCTCTCTGCTTTGCTTGGATCACCGAGCAGAATATCAACTTCCGCCGGACGGTAAAACTCTGGGCTAACGCATACAACAACCTCTTTTGTCCTCGCATCTATAGCACGCTCGTTTACTCCTTCCCCTTCCCATACCAAATCATAGCCAAAGAATTCCGCTGCAAGATTCACGAATTCGCGTACAGTGTGCGTTTCTCCTGTAGCTAGTATATAGTCACCTGGTGTTTCTTGTTGCATCATTAACCACATACCTTCCACATAATCCGCAGCATGACCCCAATCCCTTTTAGCATCAAGATTCCCGAGTATTAATGGTTCCTTCATGACCCCAGCGGCCTTTTGCGCCAGAATAGAAGTAATCTTTCTTGTTACAAATACCTCGCCACGGATAGGCGATTCGTGATTAAACAGAATCCCATTCGTGATAAACATATTATAAGACTCACGATAATTAATACCCATCCAGTAGGCGTAAACCTTGGCACATCCATAAGGTGATCGTGGATAGAATGGCGTTGTCTCAGTTTGTGGGATAGCCTGCACTTTACCGTACATTTCGGAAGTTCCCGCCTGATATATCTTAATCTTGTCACGATACATCAGTTTTACTGCCTCCATAATACGTGCGGCTCCGAATCCATCCACATTCGAGGTATAGAAGGGTTGCAGGAACGCACTTGCTACGAAGCTTTGCGCAGCCAAGTTATAGATTTCGTCCGGTTTCACCGCGTCAATGACATTGATGATACAGGATAGCTCCGTCATCTCCATTTCACACATCTTTACTTGATCGGCTATACCTAATTCATGTAGCCGCCATGCAGACCCCGAGGCATTCCGCCTAAAGCAGCCGTAAACATCATACCCCTTCTGTACGAGGTTCTTAGCCAAATAGGCTCCGTCCTGTCCGGTGATCCCTGTTATTAAAGCTCTTTTAGTACGCATTGCGAAACTCCTTTGTTAAAGTTAAATATTCATCATAAAAACGACTTGTTCTTCTGGAGAGCATCCATAATTCACTCTTTGCCCTCGTTGCCGCCACGTAAAATAATCGGCGAAGTACATCTTTATCTTGCTTGTGTATACGCCCCTGTGAGGAGGATATATCGCACATCAATGTAACTACATCGGCCTCCCCTCCCTTTGCCGCATGAATGGTAGCAACTTCTATCCAGGGCTTAACATACCATGAATAACTCTTGCCTACTTTCAGTAAATAATTAATCCGCGTACTCTTTATCATAAGTACGTCCTCCCACCTTTGATTCGTAACCCTGTAACCAAAGTCACGTGTCAGGCTGTCCTTGTCATAATGCCCTTTATGATCGAACTGTGTTTTCTTAAAGCCATGAGCAATACATGATGACGGAAGAAGAGAATAAAGCACCCCTGCGGATTTACCATCAATATTCTTACCCTCCTGTAGTGCTTCATATGCTGCGATAGCCTGTACATCCTTGGCCTCGTTGAAAGAATCGCCCTTCGTTATATAGGGCAATCCCCGCTGTTGCAGATACTCGATATAGGTCTGTTGTGCTAAATAATTGGTGGGAGCAAGAAGAAGAAAGGTTCTCTGGCTATCCTCAAGATCAATACTATCCAAAGAGGAGACAATCCCTATCTTTCCGCCTTCCTCTTTCGGCGCAAATTCCTTCGTATATCTACGATCCCCTAATAAACGAATAAGTGCTTGGCTGAAGTCGTATATCGCCCTAGGCATCCTATGCGATCGAGGCAATACAGTCTTGGTATATCCTGCATCAGTCAGCGTCAAGAAACTCTTAACATCTGCCCCGCCGAATGTGTAGATAGATTGGTCATCATCCCCTGCGAATATAACGTTTTGCGCTGATTCTTCTATCTTTGGAAGGAGTTGCCATAACGTCCCTGTCAAATCCTGCGCCTCATCAATCATTATAGTATGAAATGACCCTAGGGAACGTCCTGACGTAATAACGTTCTCAATACAATCTTGGTAGTCCTTAAGACCCATAGTTTCCTTATATGCGGTGTATTGTTCACTAAATGTCTTTATCGCAACCGGACGCACAGGACATAATCGCGGGTACATAAACCTGTCCCATGTTTCTTTCTCAGTCAGGTTAAATACGCGCATAAGATACTGTAAGTAATAAAGTGTGCCCCCGAGTGTATCAACAGACATTGCATTCACATCCTTGTCCCAGAAACGGAAAGTGTACCCATTCTGTCTCCCAAAATCCTCTAAATGCTCTTTTTTTAGAGAAAGTGCCATAGACCACCGCAAAACATAAGTCCACAAAAAGGAATGGAACGTACGTATCATATCGAGGTCAGAATATTCTAGCCCGAACTCCTCAGCGATCCTGCGACGTATCTCGTGCCTCGCTTTTCGCGTATATGTAATAAGCAATATGTCATTAGGATGGACACCATCAATCAGCGCGTCCCTATATCTGTTAACCAGCTCAGTAGTCTTCCCAGCCCCAGGGCCACCTAATATAATTTCTCTATTCATCTGTTTCCCATACCCTATATAGTTCTGTTTTCGAAATACCCCACGTACGAACCGTCCTATCACTCCCTACTCCTAACTGTGTATTAATCATCCCTATTTCTCTTAGATGTGACCACACATTGCGCTGCTTTATCTTGACCCCTTGTTGTTGTAGGAAGTTCTGGAACACACCGGATCGGAAATAATACATTCCATCGTGCAACCACACCTGATTACGGATCACACAGTCCCTAGCATCGGGGTCTATATTCTCGTTCTCCGTGATGAAGTCCATAAGGTGATTAAGTAGTTGTCCTCTCTCGGACGCATCCCTAGGCGCATCCTCTTCAGTCAGAGTACCCATCAAGTCACTGATTGTTTCATCCCACTTATTCTGTTTTGTCATTGGAATAACCGCATGGGTTCGCTCCAATGCCAGAATACGAAATTTCCTTAAATTCAATAAGTCGTCAATCGTGTCCAGTGTTACAGTTGACGTGTCTACGCCATTAAACAAATCAACGCGCCACATAGGCGGTTCAGTCTTTATCTTAACAAGATTAGACAATATAACATTCATACCACCGTCGTTATTCTTACCTATTCCAAATTCACGCTTCCGACAGGCGTATTTATCACAGAACTGGCAAAGTGGTTCCTTATTGCATTCGTATCCATAATCCTTCTTCTTAACAGAAGATATAATGGTTTGTACCTCCTGATTACGTAGTGGTTCGGCACAATGTTTCTGATTAAATTCTATTACTTTCTCTTCGAAATTGAATGATCCGTATTTCCGCTTGAAGTAAATACCCGCTGTGAAAACGACATGATTTCTGGTGCCCTCCGGTATTCCACGCGTCACAATATTCTGCAAGCAGATAGGGCCGTCCAAGTAATCTTCGCCCTGTGCACCATCGCGCATTAACTTGAAACTAGCCAACCATTCCTCGGTCACTAACCTACGATTAGCAAGAGCAAGGAATTCCTCCAAATCAAGATCACTTCCTTGGTAAAAAGCTTTCCTTGATGCCCCGAAGTACGGCAGGTTGATCCAATTTCCTACTTCGTCCTTAATACGCTTAGTTTGTTTTGGGAATATCTCCGCCTTACCAAAACCCAAAGCCGCCGCTATCTCACTCATTCGCCCTTGGGCTAATTGTGCCTTCACGGGTTTTTCGAAGAACATGTAAATATGTACCCCACCCGATTTACTTTTACATAAAATCACAGGAAGGTTTTTGCAGTCATTTTCAATCTTCCGATAATCGAGTCCCTTGTAGACGTCAATATCTATCGCGGCAAAACTGCATGTGTTACTTTCATCTAAAGGAACAATACCAATTCCTGGGGAGACTCCGTCTAAATGACGTTTCCATATTTCCTCGGTGAGAGGGCCATCTACTGTGATAGCCCTCCCTTTCTGCTTAACCGAGTCGGGGTCGTTGCTTATATGGTATACACCATATTTAGCAGAATATCCCCTGAAAAGATCACTAAATGATTTTGTCATTAGAATGGCATGTCATCAGTTGTTTCTGTGGTATTAACTTTTGTTCCCTTAAGGGATTCACACAAACGCACAGCCTCAGGATATACAATTCCTTGAACCTCTGGTGTTAGTGCAGACCAAATAGGGCCTTCATAATTAATATTCCAGCTAAACCATGTCCCCTTTTCATTCTGTTCGCTAACCGTAGTTAAACGCCATACAGTTTGGAAAATAGCGGGTTGCTTCCTTACACCTGAAGGGAAAGTCTCGCGTAGAGCGGACAAACGAGTTGTCCAGATTTTAGCATATTTAATCTGGGTCGATGACATAGGAAGCACCGCAGGAGTGGTATCGCCTGTTGCCTTATCCACAACCAAACAGATAAATTGTCTTGTTTCCACAATCTCATTACCAGGGGTTCCTTGCTGGCTATCCTCTGTAATAATATTGTGCAATCTTCCCTGCGCATCCGCCGAACGAACCGTGCGGATAGTGTCATGGTAAACACTATCGCTGTAAGTAGCTACAGGGATTTTGTCTCGCCATTCCACGAACAAACGTTCGTACTTAACAGGAATTACGGTGACACCGTCTTTCCGGCTATAACGGGTATTCGTGACCGTGTTCAAGATTTCCCCCTGTTTTGCGTCAGGGATGTATTTAGGATCGGTGTCCTTCAACTGGGGTGAACTCGACTGGATGATATAAAGAAACGGTAACTTCAAATCATCTTGGTCGAAACGTGTATCATCGAGCGCAGTATCAGATTCAAAGCTCAACACTGCGGGTAGGTTAGTTTTAGTTGTCATCAATTCATTATCTGACATAAGATTGCTCCTATCTATTGGTTAATAATGGTTTTACGCCATTGGTACGCGCCGAAATCAGATAGTGTAATATCTGACCCCTTCTCTAACTCCTCGCGGAGTATCTTTTTCAGTGTCTGCGGAGCAACAACATCTTCCTGTTCATATTGAAAGCCATTCTCACTCAACAAATCCACCAAAGATTCTAATTTTTCTTGCTCACCTTTCACAAAAGGGATTCTCACATCAGCCTTGATTACATTCTCGTAACCGTGCTCACGCAACCAACCCATCATGCGTGATCTCTTCTCAGCGTCCTTCGGGACACTAATGCTAAGATCGTCCTTTATAGTCACCGTCTGTCCAGTATTCGTTGCAAATGACGTACAATTACAAGACATCATAGCATCAGGCAGCTCACGTTCTTGCACATTGCGTAAACGCTCCTTTAATTGTTTCAGGTGCGCTTCCGCCTCCTCCACCTCTTGTTCAAGTTCAACCTGTAACTTTACCAACGTTCCAATTATAGCCATAGGTGCCGAATTATTCGCAGCCGTAGCTACGTCTTTATCAAAGTCAAACATATATTACTCCTTAGTTATCCATTCTACTAATTTATCCCCAGTGATCACTGAGGCAATTTCTCGCTTACTGACAAGCGCATCCACAATCACAGAGTCAATCGTGTCTAGGCATTCAATATCGTGGTACACCACAGGTTTTTCTTGCCCTATCCGGTGCGCCCTATCCTCGGATTGTAACCTTGTCACAAGATCATAATCATTCGAATAGTATACCACATGCGACGCCGCCGTTAATGTGATACCAGTCCCACCCGCTTTAGGTTGCCCAACGAAGAATCGTAAACCGGAATTGGCATCCTGAAATCTTGTGACAATATCCATTCGTTTCTCTTGTGGCGTCTCGCCTGAGTAACCCGCCACACTCTTTTCTCCATACATGGAAGCAAGAAGCGACACAATCTCACGGAGCGAATTTGTGTAAGTTGTCCATATAATAACCCTCCCCTCTACTTGTTCCAAGATATCAAGCAGAGCCATGATTCTAGGATTCTTCTCTGGAGTGAAAAGATATTGTTCCTCGCGCTTTCCGTCGGCTCCCTCGCTCACAACAAAGCCACAAGAAATCTGGTGTAAACGGAGCATTCGTACAATAGCTAATTGCGGACTGATCGTACTGGCTACACCGTCCTTCGATGATAATTCAAGCACGATACGTTTAGCAACTGCTTTGTATATTTTCTCCTGCTCCTCCGTCATGAGGAAGCTCTGCCTACGATATATCTTCTTAGGTAAGTCAAGGCATTGCTCCTTTGTGAGGCGCGAAGTATAGGGTGCCGTCAGGCGTTTTAATTCCTCGAGGTTCCTATATCCACACTCAATCTTTACTCTAGGATTCGAAGGAAGAGCACGCAGGAGCGCATATTTATTTCGGAAACCGTAATAAGAAGGTTCTTTCAAGATATTCTTATCTAAGAAATAATATTGACAATAAATATCGAGGGGACTCTTTGTAACAGGAGTCCCTGTCATAATTCTCTTGATTCGTACCCGTGACGCTAATTTCAGAAGCGTCTTTGTCCTTTGCGCCTTAGGATTCTTGAAAGCATGACTTTCATCGACAATAACAGCACACTTATCATCAACAAACGCCGAGAGGAACTCTTCTCCCTTCTTTGTACTAAGTGCCTCCACATTAATCGTTGCAATGAAGAGACCTTCATGCTTGGCATGATCAACAAAATCCTTCATCCCAGCGGATGATCGCCAATATTTTGCTTTGTATTTTAATTCGGGATTCAAATGTGTCGGAATCTCTTTATTCACCCAGTTCCTATGAACCCCGTTAAGAGTGATTACTAACGCTTTCTCAATACGCCCTGTACCGTAAAGATAAGCTAAAGTATCTAGCGCAATTTTAGTTTTCCCCAACCCCATCTCCCACGTGAAGGCAAAAACAGGTTGCTCCTTCGTTTGGTGGAACACCTGCTCTTGGTGAGGGTAAGGTTTTGTAAAAAATGAGAAATCCATATCTTTCCTAAATCTAGTTTCGTTTAGTATAAGCTATTTATACTAAGCAGCTGTGTCTATGTCAATAGGAAAAATACATTATCTTCTTAACACAAACCTACCACCCCATCACTTGAAGAAAAAGTAGTGGTAGGTGCAAGCCATTGTATATTATACACAATATCACTACCATCACACACATCACTACTTTTTACAATCGTCTACAACGAAAAAATATTTCTTCTATATATGTGCAAATTGTGCTAGGTTATAAGCTGTTTATATAAATAGGTACATTATGACACCACTCGAATTCAAAGAATACATGCAAATCCTGAATTGGGATAATATCACAACAGCAAAGTTTCTCGGAAAGACGGAACAAACCATCTGCAATTATCTGCACGAAAGGCAAAGAATTCCTGCGCATGTCAGGACGTTATTTAAGATGTGTATTATGTTGAAGCAGATACAACAGAACTAGTTCTTGTTCTGTTCCCATACTGTGTTGATGAACTTCTGCAAAGATATCACTTGTAATCTGTACTCTTCACATTCTTTTCCGTAAGAGAGGAGCCTGACAGTATCTTGCTCATTTCTGATAACATGTTTTTGTTGGACGGGTGCTTCAGGGCGGATTGCGGCCTCGCTGGTAGCTGGCAAAGTGGCCTCTCCCTCGTACATCCGCTTAAGATCATCAAATTGATTGTCAAGAGTATTAAGATCGTTTTGGTATTCATGGGTATTATCCTCTGTAATCCGTTTATTCTTATTGCATTCCTCTATCATATCATTCCGCAATGCGGAATACTTGTGCTCCCATGATGCTTCCTTAAAATGAAGAATCAAAGCTCCAATAAGAAAAGACACGAAGAAAGCACCGATAGCACCGATAGCTACATTCACCCAATTAAAACCGAACATATTTATCTAAACTCCACAATTTCATAAGACACAGTAATAGTCGGACTCCCTGATGTGTTACCTCTTTGTATACGGAGACTCGTGGACGACAACAGCGATAAGGTGGGAAACACGTCATTCTCATCAAAAATCGACGTGGACGTAGTAGTAAAACCCAGATAATTAGCCCATGCTCTGGATGTAGTCACCTTATTTATTGTTGTATCAGTACTTCCTGTGGATGCTGAAATTGTACTGGTTCCTCGCTGTATGCTGGCGATACGACCCGCTGCGAATTGAACTACTGTGCATTTGAGCGTTCCCGTTGTTGTGGCGTGCGATGTGTTCCTAGTAGCAGTGACTGTGGTACTATTTGTTAATACCACACTCAGGCAGCTTATTGCCGCGTTCTGGGCGTCGGGGAGTGTATTCCCGCCAAAGAACAGAACACTTCGGGTAGTATCAACTGAAGTGATCGTTGCTGTATTGCTCGTTGCCCCCGCCGCAATAGTGATGCTCACTTGTTCAATAGAGCTCACAATACCAGAAGCGAATTCGATAACGACATACCCCACTGTTGCTGTGTTGGTGAAAGCATCCTGACGGTTGGCGGTTACTGTCGTTGCGTTTGTTAATGTTATAGCGCAGAACGCCCTATCTGAAGCCGCTGTGTGGTTCTCAAGCGTCCCTAGGAAGATGGCCACCGATCGCGCAGTATCAACAGACGTAATCGTTGCCGTAGCACTCGTTGTAGTGCCTAGACTAATGGTTCCTTGTTGAACACTACTAACCGCCGAAGCCTTAAACTGGATCACCGTAGCGCGGACAATCGAGGCACTCGTTCCTGTATTTCGTGTGGCAGTGACCGTCGTTGCGTTGGTAAGCTGTAGATGACAAAGAAGCTGTGTCAGATCAGTATTGGTTGCCGACCGCCACCCATTGAGCAGGACTATGCTGCGCGTTGTATCAACAGAAGTGATGGTTCCTGTTCCTGTAGTCGATCCCGCGCTAAATGTGATCTCCACTTCTTGTACAGATTGCACGAAGAAGCTAGACCCTCCAACACCAAGTAGACCAAGAACACCCATTAACTATACCTCAATATAAACAAGGTGCCCCGTCACGGCAACTGCGGCATCCAAGGTCAGATTCAAAAGCACACCAGAGCCAGTTTCAAGCAATCCCACTGGACAATATGCCGCTGCTATACCTGTATTCGCCGTCAGAGACATTAATCCACTTAAGGCAGTGCCGCCCGTACCACTTTTCCAAGTGACTCCCACGGTGCCAGCGGCAACTATAACATATCCGAGTACACGTATTTTCTTACTTGTAACAGCCGCAACTATGGTATTATCCCCGCTCGACGATGCTGAAATAACCGCGAATTTCGGCGTTAATGCTGTTGCGCCATTCATGATAGCATCTGTTTGGGTCGCTACGGCAACAGCGTCAGTTGTACGCGCTAAGGCGGGTTGGGTTACAACATCCACCTGCATTTCCGATCCTGAGATAGCGTTATCGAGAAGCTCTACCGCAGTTTTTATCGCGGCTATGTCAGATTCGACTGTCCCAGGCAAAGCATCCACGTTATGATGAGGCGTCTCTACACCAGCATTATCTGTTGTTTTAAGTACGACACTTGCGCCGGATGCGTCTTTGACTGTTATATTATTGGCCATGTTTTAAGCTCCTATTGTTACAATGTGACCGCCAGCTTGTTCATAATTAAACCATAACGCGCCGTCGGGATAATCAGATACAGACCTAACGAAATCCGCTGCGCAAGTAAAGGTATCGAGATTCTTAACCGCCGTGAACGTATCGAGGTTCTTAACCGCCGTGAACGTATCAAGGTTTTTGACGCAAGTGTAATCCGTCATGTTCTTGTTACATCCTTAAGTAAGGTTATGGTTCCTCTACTGATCGTTCGTATATTTGACGAACCATCAGTAACCTGTAGGTCGTAATCGTAGTCATCCGAATCAAGAGCGGCTGTAATCGTGGCAGATATACTCACCGTGAAAAGACCATTCGTGGTACCAACAGTAATTGTCCCGCCCGCAGAGCTGAGGTCAATATCTGCCGTGCTTGCGTCAGTATCTTTTCTTGCCTGAAACTTTGCACTATATCCAGTTACGTCTATAGGATCACCATTTACATCCTCATACGTGAAGACCAGGGAGGTTGTGTCCCCCCTATAAATAACAATGTCGTTTGTGTCAGGTGTTGCCATATAATCACTGAACCTTCTTCTTACGTGGTGCTCTTTTCTGGGTAGGACTCTTCTTAGTGTCTTTAACTAGACTTGCTTCACTCTTCTCTCGTGAGGACACTTGCGAAATAATTTCACACAGCATCCGGTTAACGCGACTGAGATTTTGTTGTAAACAAATGTTTAACTCATCATTCTTCGTATAACTAATCATGACGGATTCTCTCCTTTAGCCCCTCCAGAGTTAAACCCAGTTTATTCAACACCTCATTCGTACTAGCAGCCAACGTATTGTAGGCATTCCAAGCGTCGCGCCGTTCGCCTCTCTCCATCATATACAAACGCGCCACTGCTACTATACCTAATAGCAGAAGTAAGCGAACAATGTCTTGATCTGAGATAAGGCCATTCAATAATGTCTGTTCCATTGTGCCTACCCGTTATTTGATGCGGCTATTTGCAGCCAGTTAAACCCATCCCAGTATAAGGTGATTGTATCGCCGTAAGCATCAAGGCTAAAGTCCGCTGATCCATTGAGTTTAATATTTCCAGTGCCATGTTTAACCACGACTGTTCTTGCGTCATTTGCCGCTTGTAGGATCAATAATTGCCCTTCCTCCGTACCCCCGTTGATAGTGTCTAAATCGTCGCTTGCAGCGGCGGCCTGGGTATCAACTTTATAATTTGACCCGGCAACGGTTATCACACCCGAAGCAATAGTTACTGACTGTGCTCCTCCTAAAGAGAAAGCTTTCTTAACCGTTACTGTTGCATTTGTTTGGTTAATCGTAAGAGCCTCAGTTGAACCTGCCTTAAAGGTGAGGTTATCATCACTCAGCAAGCCAAATTCAAATTTAGTAACAAAGTTGGTTTGGAACATGAAGCTCGCTGTATTCGCTGCGGCTTCCTTATTGAGTTTGACGTTGATGCTGTCCGTACCACGGTTAAAGAGTACAGCAGGAGAGTTCACGCTCAATTTATTGGTGGAATCAGCGGTCGCCCCACCGATACCTACACCGAACTGATAACTGGTGTAACCAGTATTTGCTATTTCATAAATCTTTACGATATGTTCTGAAGTGTGCTGGTAGTATTCTAGGCGTGTTGGCACTGCTCCGGACAGGAAACTCCCATCAGCAAACCACCTGTACCTAGCCACGACAGAATAATAACCTGCATCATTCGCCTCTACATCAATTTCGCCAACAACATCTTCGTCGGCCACACTAATAGGCTCGGCTCGTGTCCCACGGGATTTCTTTAATGTTAATATCGGGCCTACAGCATCGTTCGAATTCCGCTCGAGATCAAAAGTATCAGAGCCAGAACCCTCCGCAGCCCAAGCGGAGCCATTCCATGTATAAAATTTATCCTCGTCCTTCACCCATACAGTTAAACCTTCCGAAGGTGTAATATATTTCCAACCGTTGTAATAATACGCGAGGTCGTAAGCACTGCCATTTGTTGCCCAAGTGCCCGTTGGTACTGCGCCTATGATATATAAATCACCATTAGAAGGACTGCCTGGTGGTGTGTTTAAATCACGGTCAATGGCACCACTACCTATAATAGCGTCAAGAGCCACTAAGGCTTCATTAAGTGTTACTTCTTTTTGTGCCTGTGACGCGGCAAGAAGGGTCAGGCCTAAATGAGGTGAATCAGTCATATTATGCCCCAAAATATGAAAGTAAGTTTAGATCAAGTACTTTCAGGGTTAAGTTTGTTGTGTTGGTATGGTTAGCCACCCATAACTCCACGTAATCACCGCTATTGAGCGTAAGAAAGTGTGTAGTCGCTATATATGTAATACCTGTGGCTTTAGTAACCGTGGTTTTTACTTCAGAGGTGTCAACTACTACGCCATTAATAGCTAACTTGATACCGACAATAATGTCAGTTCCACTCGCTACGTCCCACGTACTATTACAAATGACAATAAATTTTCGGGCTATCGTATCTGAATATTGCAATCTGTTATTAGCTGGCATCGTTATTTCACTGGCCGAGTCACTGTCTCTTACCGTGGTTCCCGCTGCTTTAACGTAAGTACCCGATGCACCTATAGCTGTTGCAGATTCAGAACTTAAATGAATAGCCCCATGCAATGTCTTTAGTGTCTCTACGAAGTCCCGCAAATCCTGCGCCGAGATAGCACCAACACTATTATCTGCAAAGAGTGTTTTTAATTGAGCGAATGTTTTAACGGTGTCCGTCATGTATAACCTTTAACTAAACGCGGGGTCAAACCCACTGCTAAACTCAGTGCTTCCGCTTCCTGTCACAGATAACGTAGTCACATAACCACGACCAACGAGAGCGGACATTTGATACACCTTGATACTAAACGAAGTAGGGACGGTAGTAAAGTCTTCTATTTGTTGCTCTTGTGTGTAGGTCACTGTTTGTTCATTGCTCGTCAATGTTCTAACAACGGTCACACCGTCTAACACATCTATTTCATAACTCTCCGTTTCCTCACTTACAGGGACGTCTGAGTTGTCGGTTAGCTCGCCGCCCAAACGAGTCCTGCGCTTCCATGTGAAGATCATGCCGCCATCTTCCGCAGTGGATGAATGCGTCAAATCCGTAACAGCCCAAGGCTTCAGACTCCGCCCTGTGTGCGTGAATGTGGTTTCATCGGTCAATGCTAGGGAAGAGCCTACCGTAACCACTTTGTAATAGCGTGATTGATTAAGCAATCCTAAGGGTAGGGTGATACGTGCAAGGGATGTATTTATGAAAAGTACCCCGTCACCTACGGCATGTGTGGACGTAGCCCACTCCGTACCTTGTCTTCCCCTTAATAAGCCACTCAGTCGCCATTGCCGAGGGTTACTATTCAGCATAGTGGCCGTTCTAAATTGGATCAATTCGTCACCTATCAAGATTGCATTTGCCCCGTTCAACACAGCAAGCTCTGTTGTAGAGGATAATGTACCCCTTGATATAGCAATATCTACAGTGTTTATCTCATCCCAAGTTTCAACACCGGCGTCTGCAAGAAGTGTCAGAGCGCGGCCTGGTATTGCTTGCTCACCCGTACCACCAATAACAAACCAATTATTGCCCCCTGCTTCTCCTCCGTCGTCTGAACGGTAAATCACATCACCACGCCAGTCGCCTGTTACACCAATAACCCCCACTCTTAAGTAGGTTTCATTCCATGTGTCTGTAGTTAGTGTTGGTAAGTCATAGAAATAACTGACAATATCAGGAATAACTTTAACATCCTGCGTTATTAACTCGCCAACACCGGGCTCAATATAGAAGTCATATGCGCTCGGGCTGTCAGAAATGGCTGTGCACTCCTGAATACCATATGATTTTATTTTCTGCGCCAGCACTCTCACCGTGTGGCTCACATTATTAATGGTGAGTGTAACCACGTCAGTGGGCTCAATATCTATGTAATCAGGGGGTAAGGTAAAATTGTATACTGTCCGATTCTCCCATCGTGAGTACAAATGCGTCTCTGCAATCTTACGTGCTGATTCATCGGACAACACAACAGGCGTATTTATGGTCTCGACATTGACCGCATTCCCTGTTTGCCTTTGCGCAATTTGAGCATTGATACCATAATTAATATCCCGCTTGTAATAACTGATATTGACCTTGCGCGGTAATTCAAGCTCCTGGATCCGTGTGAAGCTGACCGCCGTTTGACCGTCCCCAGTACCCGTCTTAACCAATTCATCCTCCGGTATTGTATATACAGACGCTCTTGACCGCTTACGGAACTTTAACACCCCGTCAGATTCTACCATATCGAAGAAATAAATTTGCTGTAATTGCTCGAGAGCCTGACGTATAGACGTATCTGAAGAAATCACGAAGCCTTCAACAAAGTCTGTTAATTCTGTCACATCATAATCAGAAGCAGAGAAACCCAGCCGATCAAGGAAGTCCGCAACAATCGCGCCAAGGTTAGAACCACCAAACTTCCCTGTTACCCAATGCCCCGTGCGCCATAGTTGATAATCCGCCCAAACGTCTCGCCTATCGGGGAAATAAGGGTATGGTCTAGCGTCCCATGTCCAAAGGTATGTTTCAGGTAGAAAATCGGCATTCAAAGCATTCTGATCTTGGAAGAAGTCAATACTCGCTTCTATCGCTAGGCGTTGAGCGAAGAAATCAACCCTCCCCCTACTTGCCCTTGGGAAGTAGCTCTCCACGGAAGAGGGATCATAGAAAACGTTGGGTTGATTACTGCACCCATCCACGCTAGGGAAGCCAAACTCGGTTAAGATTAATGGCTTCATTTGTGAAGTCCACGCTGTCACAGAGGCGTCTGGGTTCGTATGCGTAGTGTTCCACCAATTGTACATCGCTTTCCACGCATAAGTAAGCCCTGAGTAATTAGTCAGTCCTGTACGTGCCACGGGGTCAGTATAATAGTAATCATAACCCTCACCTGATGTCCAACCATCGTATATTGCTTGGTAATCAATAGACGCTTGGGGTAGATCGTCCGTAAGAGGAAAGTAAGCATCAATAGCAACCTTATCAATATTACTATCCGACCATAACGGATCGAGGTGGAACCAACCATCAACGGAATGATATTCTGACCAATCCGCTGCGTATACCACACTTACTCCCGCGCCTACAGCCGCCTTTACTGTCGCGGCAAGCTCCTTTAGTCGAGTCACCGCCGGATAATTCCCCGCAGTATTTGAATATGTCGTTAGCCCTTTTAATTCAGAACCTATAACAAAAGTGTCAATGTTATCCTTCAACGCGACACCATTAACTGTTAATGTGGCGTAATGCTCAATGAACGCTTTATACTTATTTGTTCCATTAAAGAACGCAGTTACATCAGCAACAGACGTGGGAGTGATCCTTCCCCTCCACGGTTTGTCATCCTCAAAGGAATCTGCTATTGTGTCCACAGCAAGGAAAGGGTACAGCATCACCTCGTAACCCCTGCTTTTAAGCTCAACGCATAGATCAACCACTTCCTTATCCGAAGGCGTCCCCCCATAAGTCAGCGAGCCGTCGTCAAAGATTAAGACACGTTGTGCTGTTTCCCTTGTATAACCAGCAACCGCCCAAGCGTCGGGGGTGGTTTCGCTATAGGTACGCTCTATCGCGGGTAAATTTATATCGTCCACAGCATTATATTCCACCTTTGGAATGCATTGCGCGGTGGCGGGGTTCTTACTTGTAGCAAACCACATTACAACGATTCCCACACGTTCAATATTGGGACAGTCCCGCGCTAAATCATCAAGAGATTGCAAGACGTTGGCTTGGTTTTTGTAATTGTGCATGTTGGTGGTTACGGTATCGGGTAACTCCACAATGATACGCCCTGTTATTCCGCCGAATATACCTCCGCCAGATGCGCCCGCAGAGGGGCCTAGGTCATTCCATGATATTTTTTTCTGTATGGTGGGGCTGTAAACGGTTTCCCCCGATCCTGGAATCATGATTATATCTTTGATCTTAGACTCCACAGTTGGTTCTATCTGTTCCTTTCTGTGAACCTCGAACGTAAAATTTGGAATTCTGTTGCCGTATTTAGCGAGAGGGAATCGCTTAATAACAACGTAGGAAAGACCTCTATAAGCAGGAACGTTACCAACACCTTCTATTTCCTCCATGATAGGAGAAGCTACCTGCGCCTCCCCACCCAAGTGCACCTCATAATAGCCAGTCGCTTCTTGTAGAAACTCGTCGGTTAGTAACTCCGCATCCGCCCATACTTTGTCTATGCTTGTGATCCTACCTTCACATATAGCAATGGCTAATGTAGCATAGTAGTTATATGTTGTGGACGTTTGTTGAACGCTGCTTCCACCACCACCTTTACCACCACCTTGCCTAACCGTAGATGATACCTCCTCCTCAATAAGGCCAGGGCACCAGATAACGTTACCCGCCAGTCTGTTCCTGCCGTACAAAATAGGAATTACTTTTCCATATGTAGAAACTTGTGTCTTTAATTCCGAGAGACGCGGCCCAATAACGTCAGGAAGTGTATGTGTCTTTCCAAATAGCGCATTATCAACCTGACCCCCAACGTAATAACCTGCGGCTTGCCCCAAGGTCGAACCAATCTGAGCACCAATAACGCCGCCGTATGTGGACCCTATACTGCTTCCGATCTGTCCGCCAATAGTGGAAAATACTGCCGTTGCCATGACTAAATCACCTCTGTAAACCTAAAACAACCAACAAGTCTTTTCTTCCACTTATCATTCAGTATTTCACGCCGCACACCATAAGGAGCATGGCTGTGTATTATAGAATCTTGACTTGTAAAGAAAGCCACATGCTGCGGATACTTCACAAATTTGAATAATAAAACGTCGCCTATGTCCGCCTCTTGTGGGGACTTCTCTATCATATGAGAAGAAAGTAAATTATGCAATCTGTTACCTGAGGGCATCGGGGAGTATGTTGCGTCATCATAAAACGCTATAGGTTTCCCTAACGCGGATATAAGGCTCAAATCCTTAGATACCCCTATAATTAAACCTATACAATCACAACCGCCGCACCGTGTATCTGTCAAGTAACGTGACCTCCCTTGATGCAAGAAAGGTGTTCCTACCCATGCCTCAGCTGTACTCTCTATGTCCTGCCGCCTAACTTGTCGCATTTGTGAAGGTTCCGCTTGTCTCTAATATCTTATCCATGCCAGGAACATGTGGTTCACCACGGAAATTTACTATATTGTTGAATTTGTCTTTACACGTACTGAACACTTTGTCGCATCCCGCCACAATACTGAACTGATGCCCTACTGCGATAGCATACGGCATAGATTGGGTTAACCATACCTCGGTTGCCCGAAAGTCCCTAACTTCCATAGTTAAACCCGTATTAGGCCCTGTTGTCCATGTTACAACGCCATTTGTAAAATACGAATTTGCTTGCGTTAGTGAGGAAGCCTTAAATTGTCTTGCATCGGTGAATGATGTAACGGATGCTGTTGACGTGAAGGATGCGGCGTTCTTCTTACACCGCGTGTCACCAAAGTCTGCCCTGCATGTAGGGCTGTACATCTGCGTCAACCGCTGTGACAACTTCTGGGAAACACCCCGAACCTCCGCGGTGAAAGAATTCTTATGGTAAGATAACTCACCTACCCAACCTTTCTTGAGTAAGACTCGACCTTGCGCAATGTTGTCGTAATTAACTATGAATATTTCTATCTCAGCATAATCGAACAGACCTGCCGCAATGTCCGGCTCGGTTATAGACCCCGCACTGAAAAAGCCTATAACATCCATGTTCGACACAGAGAAGTCATCCTTCTGCGCAATATCTGTAGGCACGAATCCAGAAGACGCAACGTATGTATGCCCGGCGTATACTATGTCCTGATCATGTGACGTAAAATACAACGCGTCACCATTTGTCAGTGTGATCTTCCAGCAATAAGCTAATGATGATGTTGTTGCTCCGAAGTGCGCGAGTAAACTGGCTCCTATTGTCTTAGTCATTCAAGACCTCCACAATCTGCGCGGAGTCCCAACTATAAACTTCGAAACCATCAATACTAACAGGCATACGATCTACATCGAAACGAACAGGAACATCAAACTCAAAATCGGCGTTCACAGAGTCACCCGAGTAAGGAATAGCACTACCTAGAAACGTGATTACGCCTGTTGTTGTGTTTAGTGTATAATCTGTATTTAATGTCTGTAATACACTATTTACATAAACAGCAACCGTACCACTCACTGGTTTACGGATAGTTCGATATACGGTTTGTCCTCCACTCGTGTACGCCTTCCTTAATTGGAAAGTTGCGTCAAGACTATCACCATAGCCAAGAAATTCATTTGCTCCTTCAAAGTCAGACCAATCTTTAAACCGGAAGCCTATAGCCTTCCCTTTTCTCGCATTGAAAAAAGCAAGTAAAGCATCCATTTGTTGCTGTGTCTTAACGGCATGAGCTACGCTATATCTATACCGAGGTAAAGACCAATTTGCATTTCTGCGCTCATACCCATTAACGAGTTCAACAACATCAGTTGACCATTCAGGGCCACCAGTTGCTCCGTATGAAATGTCTGTTGGAAATTGCACCTCTACAAAACTCATGAGTTACGCGCTCCTAAACGTCTTAATGATGAAGCCATATCAGCGGCTATCTGACCTTTTGATGCGTACTGCCTAAACCCAGCTACATCGGGGGTAGATATGTTCATATTGATTACAGGCGCGGCAGAACCACCGCCGTTTGGAATAACCGTTCCGCCAGTCCTTGGCACGATAACCTCGGGGCCTCTTTCGCCTACAAGCATTGCCTTACCACCCACGAAGTTCCCACCGTCGGCAAAAGCACCTTGGCCAAACATCCCAGAGAATGCCGCGCCTATGGCTGAGCCAAACATGCCAGCACCCGCGCCAGCCATTCCAGTACTCGCACCCATTCCACCAAATAATGTATTGCCTAACTGCCCGAATGATTTACCTATATTCGATGCTGCGTTCCGTGCAAGTTCATTCCGTACATTCTCGAAGAATGAATCAAAGCTAAAGCGTCCTGTCTCGAAAGCATCGCCGATAGCTCGACCCAAACTATCCGAGAGAGTATCACCTGTTTGTTTCCACTGTTGTTCCACTAACTTTCTTGTCTCATTGCTCTTTGTCTTGACCTTATCAAGCTCCGTTGTACCTGTGGAAACGCCTGTTGCCCCAAGCGGGGTTTCCCCAAGAATGCTTAAGTCAATCCCTGTTGTCTTACCCGATGCCGCGTGTCTCGTTTTGGCAATCTCATTTGCCGCATCGCGCCATTTACTCCCTATGTTTGTTGCTGTATCAGCAATAGCACCACCTACTACGGAAGCTCCACGTCCTACATCCTCTAAGGACTTTTGCGCAGCGTCGAATCCTTTACCTATTTCCCCGCCAACCGTTTTCAGAGGCGCAAGCGCGGCGTCCACTGTTGCCATTTCGACACCTATAAAATCCATGAAGGCCGCAAATTTCTGTTTTAGATAGTCTAATGTTTTATTGAATGTCTCAACTACTTTTGACCACGCTTCCGTAAAAAAGCGAACAATCTCGTTAGCAATAGCACCAAGAACACCGAGTAGAGCCTCCCATCCTGCCTGTATACCTGTCACAACATTAGACACGACCTCAGTGAGTCCCTGCCATCCCGCAATGACATAATCAAAATAAGTTGCTGTATCGCCTTGTAATACAGTCATCTGATCCCCGAAAGTAACAAGCCAAGCAACTGCGCCCGCTATCAAGGTAGCTAAGAGAACAAACGGATTAGCTAATAATAAAGCAAAGAACCCCTGTACCGCTGTATAAGCCGTTGCAATGGCACCAACAAGAGAAGAAGCAATGGCAGGAACCAATGAAGTCAATATCAGTGTTGCCACTATAGCAATCACATTCATTAGCGTATCAAAATTCATTGCCAAAAAAGAAATGGCAGAGGATAAACCTTGCGTTAATCCTGTTGACTCGTCCACCGTACCTAACCACCGCATAAATGCGTTTTTCATCTGTGTTAAGGACTGATCTACAGTTAAAGGCAGTTGGCTAAATTCATCATCTAATACTTTTCCTTGCGACAATAAGGCATCAATTACAACACCCGCTGTTAAAGACCCCTCCTTCCCCAATTCTCGCAACTTCCCGATTGTAACACCCATCCCAGCGGCGATAGCCTCTGCTAAGCGGGGCATATTTTCAAGGATCGAGCGTAATTCATCCCCCTGTAATCTACCAGAGGCTAATGCCTGTCCCAACTGAACCACCCCGGCAGAAGCCTCCGCCGAGGTCGCGCCAGATACTCTAATTGCCTTCTGCGCAAGTTCTGTTACTCGCAGCATGTCCGCCTGTGAACGTCCCAACTCATCCGTGAGCCTTCCGAGTCGTGTATATAAAGCAGCCGTAGCATTAAGTTCTGTTCGCGTTTCTTGTGAAATTCTGAATAGCTCTGCTTGCACAGCGGCAAATTCTTCTGTGCTATCGGTAACAAGATTAATCCGCGCATTTATAAGTTTCCATGTGTCAGCGTATTCTACAAGCTTATTTATACCAAGAAGGGCAATATACCCCTGCACTGCCGTTTGTAGTGTATTAAAAGTACGCCCTAGATTACCTAGGGTATTATCAAGCTTTTGTTGTGAACTCGACAGCTTATGCGTCTTTGATTCAACCTGCTCCGCTTGCTTACCAAGTGCAGATAGCGATGCCGTGGCTTTAGTGACGCCTGTTGTATTTACTTCAATACCTAACTGCGCAATATCAGCCACCATGTCTCTTACTCTCCTTTCGAGCCTCTTTCTGGCTAAAATCTAGCCATTGCGTGTCTAATCTCTTTATCATATCCAATTCGAAAGTAGACAGGTTTATTTTACGTAGTGTACACCACGCAAGAATTTCTGTAAATGATAAAGGGTTAGGACTATAACCTGAAGATGATCTGCCAAGAGATAATTCGCAGAAGTACCCCCATAAATACTCAAACGCGCCTGGGTCGCTATTCTGTAACCCATCAGGCGTTTTTCCTGTCCGCGCCTCTATGGCCTGTAGATGCTCCCTTACACTGTAGCCGTGGCCGTCTACTTTAGAAAGGGCAAATTCCGAAGTGGCGAAGGAGAGTAATTGCTCTACTTCTTCTGCGTAAAATTTGCGCGATCACCCACAAAAGTCTCGACTTGCTCAAGAATCCAAGGAGCTGTAACAAGTAAACGCTTTGCGTTCTGTTCAGAATATGGAAGCTCCTTAGCCTCACCAAGACCAATATGTGACCATCCACGAATACATGCAGCAATTAATTGAATTCGGAAAGACTCTAACTCTTCGGCGGTGAAGGAAATATCTTTCTTTCCCTTCGCCTTCGATAGTTTCTGGTTGGTGATCCGGCGTTGTGCCTCTTTGTACACATCGGACTCCGCACCTACTACTTTAAGGCTTACAGGCTCGTTAGTTTCCTTGTCTACAATTTCTAACCCACTTACAGGGTGGGTTAGAACCATATCAATACCAGTATTCGAATTACCAAAATCAATTTGCGAAATATCCATATTTTATACCTAAGCGTTAGAACGTTGGAAGACAACAGCGGAATCGTCATCATCCGTTGCAGACGGTGCCAATGCAACGAAAGGCATAGTGATAGGCAATCCTTGCGGGTCAGCGTCCCCAATCTCCCCACCGTTATATTTAACACGTGGGAAGAAAATCTTTAAGAAATCCGTACCATTCGGATCACTTAATTTGATGAAGATGTTGCTTTCTGTCTCATTGATGAACTTGTTCAACATTGTAGCATTCTGGAACAATACAGTAAGCTCACCTGTCACTTCCTGTTTATTACCATAAAGAAGGTTAGGTAAGGTATTACTTCCTACCACGGGTTTGCCATCAAGATTATTATTAATATCGAAGGTAAGCCCCGTAACGCTTCCAAGTTCAGTGAAGGTACTACCTTCATAGAGGGTTGCATCAACAGCGGCGAGTGGTGAGTTTGTTGGCGCGTCAGAATATGCTGCGTCAATGGAAACCGCACTGATAGTTGACATATCTTGCCCCACAATTCCCCAGGTAGCTCGTACCATGTCCGTCGGGGGCAATTCAAACGCAACGGAGTTCACACGGCATCCTTTATATACGCGATATTGCGAAATATCTGTATGCCCCATTTCAATCGTGAATGAGCGGTATGTATTCCCAATATTAAGCTTATACCCTACAACCGCAACTGTGAACGATGTGTCCGCCACTGCATCAGTTGTAACAGATTCAGCCACTGTAATAATGCGGTTCTGTGTTCCAGAGAATGAAACAATCGTGAAATCTGTGTTGTTGTTCGCTGTAGCCGCAAGGTTCGTGAAACGAATAATATCACCCACGCGGAAGCCTTCCGTTACTGGGTTCCCAGCCGCAAAAGTGAAAGTCCTTGTTGATGAATCCGACGTAACGCTAGTAAATTGTGTATTAGACTTAGATACCCCCGCAGTCCATGTCCCACCCATGATTGCTTGCAGGAACTCATCAAAACTATCAACAGAGAGTTCTGAGGCAATATCCCCGCTAACACGACGAACACCATGCCTGTGATCCGCCACCATTCTATCGGAGCGAATTTCCTGTGATTCATAAGTGTCCTTTGACAAATTCAGGGACGAACTTACACGGCGAATCTTTGTTAATGCCGGAGAAGGTGGTACCTCGCCGAACGTTTCCTCTTGTACATAGCCCAAGTCTGCAAGGCTGCTAACTGCGAAAGTGACCATCTATTTACTCCATTAAAAATACGTGAACCACGGAACCCATACAGGGATGTTGTACCATTTCTCGTCTGAGTTAGCAACGCCTACATAAGGGCCTTCTATTCTAACTGTAACCGAATCCTGCGTAAGTATCAAGCCTTTAGGAAAGTGCTCTAATAAGGAAAGAGCATAATCTTCCGCCGCTTTTACGCCCTTGTTCGCTTCAGTGAATACATTAATCAGGAAAAGCCCTGTGTATTTGCGAGTTGTTGTTGTCCCAGCGAAGTCCTGTATAGGTGAGGGAAGAAGAGTTGCCCGTTGCCAATTTGTTCCCGTTGTAGGGACGAATCTGCTATTCTCGTAGGCTGTTGGCCACACCCCAGACAGTGCCGCAAGTTTTGTTTCCAAAGCAATCCGTATTTTTCGTATAGTCATCGTCTAACCTCACTTGCCGCACGTTCTACTATTCCTCTGTATTCTTGCAACGTAATATTAACCATCCCTTGCGGAGCTTTAATCTTCGACCCGCCGGACTCAATAAAATTGGCATATGGCGTATTATTTATAAGAAAGATGGTATCTCCGGGTTTTATATTCTGTGTTATATCGCGAATTCGTATTTGAGCCGCTGTTTTATCAGGATCAGTAGACCCCTCATTAAATAAAGTAGACGGCGAGCCCACAGAAGGGAACCAATTACCTACGAGCCTCCCTGTATCAACAGGCGTTTTAAGCACGACCCTAACAAACACATCAAAAACAATCTTTCTTATAACAACATTTAGGTTTGTTTGTGTCTTATCTATAAAGCGTGATATATCAATAGCAAAGCGTCCCGCCACAAATTACCTTCTTATCTGTAGGTCATACAGGAGCATAGTACCACCTGGATCGATAGCATTAATAATACGCACAACACGCCATACCTCAGAATTAATTGTGAGGGTGTCCTCTAATTTTGGTGTGAAGTTTAACCCCGAAGCGGCTATGTAGACGCGCCTATCCCCTGCCTCAATTAAAGAATTATCAAGCATCTGGGTTCCGGTATTCATTGTATCAAAATCAAATACCACTCCCTTAACTGTGTAGTCCGTATTGGTTAAGGTAACGGAGCTTGTACTCACACTATACGCCGCAGCGGCCTTGCTTGTGTACGTCATACTCTGACCGAATCTGTTAATCAGATTCAACGCACTACGCCGAAGAGTGGAGTAATTGAATGACATATTATGCCCGCACCATATCTAAACTTGCGCCGCTACTTAACGTTAGATTCTTTAGTAAGTCACGTACTTTCCTATATGATTTAACAGACGAAGAACCCGCCCTATACTTCACTTCAATGGGGCCAACTTTTTCCTGCTCGACTACGTCCTCATTGCTTATATCCTCGCGTATATCCTCGCTTAAAGCACGTGCGGCTAATTCATAGCAAGCGACTTTTACGGCTGTTGGAACCTGCGCCGATAATTCCACACCACGATCATCATACACATTGCGACGCGGCCACTGTAGGGCTTGTGTTGATGACGATCTGTTTCCTAACCAACAGAACGTATTGTCTAAGTAATCAGTTGCTATGCGCAACGCACTTTCTTTCTGCGTGTCACTCGCATCATCCCAAGTAGATGAAAGGGTCAGGGTTTTTCGCTTCTGCCAGTATGTATTGGTATTCGCTACAGAAGCATAAGAATCCGCCGTGCTAATTCCTGTTCCGTCCTCGACTGTCAGTGTCATGATCAACTCCTTACTCTTTTATATAAAGCATACTCCGCCTCCCAAATATTTGCAAGATCAACATCTTTCCATTCATCAAACCACGGTCCCCCACGTGTATAATGAATGTTGTATATATCAAGAGTATCTTTTGGAGAATGCCCTTCTAACCAATTCCAGCCCTCGTCTAACCCACCGATCTCGTCATCATTCAACCAACAAAACCTGTGTAAATCACGCCCGGGGGTCTCATTGATCATCTTTAACGTTAAGCGCTTGTTCGCCGGATGTTGCTTGTTGATCAGCATGAAACTAGACCAATTCTTCCGGCTGTATTGCGTCTGTTCGCAATTATCCATCTTTACCGTGTCTTTAGGCTGATAATCATGTTTCACACACATCACTGCATATTTATCATCTACTTGCTGAAACACCTTGTTAATGTCAGTAACAAGGAGCATGTCGCAGTCCATAAATAACGACCATTTATTCTCTGCGAGATAAGGAACCAGCCACCGAGAATTTGCAAATTCTGTAGCCATTGGTGCATCAGAAATCACATCCCACAGATAACCGCGTTTACGCTTAATATGTGGCCGTGTATATAACCCTTCCTTTCGTAGAGCGTCTAATTTCAAGGGTGTTATGTCTATAGGTTGCGAGCTTCTCCGCATGATGGAAAAGGCGCAAACGTTATAAGCCACACGCTCGCGGTCATCATAACCAATAAAAATCTCATTCTTTATCATAAATTACCTCTTAATATTGACCACGCCGTGCCATTTGAAAATTCCTCTAATGTGAATTGCCCGTAGGCTAACGAATTTACCCATGCCTGTCTGTCAGGCAGTAAAGGATCTTCCAATCTATCAAATTCCAAACTATTTGCTACCGGATGCGCCGCGCATAAGTCATGGCAGAACACAGGGAACCCCGCAATTACTGCTTCAACAGCGGCATTAGATGAATGTGTGACAACGCAATGAGATTGTGTCGAGTATAGAACATCTAAAAGCGAAGGTTCCTTCAGCTTCGGCCTAATATAAACCTTCCTATATGTGATTGTGCTCAATTTTTTCTGTGTAATAGCCGCCCATTTATCCATATCCATTCCCATATACGCGCCAAAGTTCCTCCCAGGAACACACAGGACAACGATCCCTGTGTTGGTATATTGACGCCAAGGCATCAAAGGAATATTCAAGGCTTTCCATCTATCGTCTGGGCATACATCAACCCAATTCTTAGCTAACGCATTTTTAGTAACGCGGAAATAACCTATAGATGTTCCCCTAGCAGCATGGAAATAACCATTGTCTATCTGGTAAAAGTCTATGCCCTTCTCTATACATTCACGCATTAATCGTTGTGATGCGTATATTTGGCCCCAGAACACGGCGGGGCCATCGGTTCGCAAATGCTCATCATAAATTAACTGCGCATCGCAACCTTTGGCAAAGTTACCTAGTATACGTTCAGTTTTCTTTCTGCGTTCTTTTAGAATGTAACAATATATAGGCATTTACTTCGTCCAGTATGGTTCGGTTCGAGCAATACGCAAATCTTTCTTCTTAATATCCGACTTCCCTATAATCTTACGCTCCCCTTTCAAATGATCGAGGAAATGGCCTAGCACATGTATAATTGGGTGACTGACAGTGCTATGCTCCCCTGAGAGGTTCTTACATACCATGCCGTGCTGTCGTGCTTGCTTCACAATATATTCATAGACATGGCAATCTGTCCACCGAGGCAACGTAAAGATCATGTCCTTATCGTAAACCTGTTGAATCCATCGTGCGTATCGCTCTTTTTCTTTATGCGCAGTATTAAATATGATAAATCCTGTCTCAGGATAATTGTTTACACGCTCGAAGAACCCACACAACTCATTGTCCGCTAAGAGACTGTATAACTCCGCATTCGAAGTTGGAGCATGAGTAACGCAATCCGCATCAAGCCATATTACACGATCTATCCAGCTTGGTGCATTCATGATAGCATGAGTATATGCAAATACTTTATGAGAAAACCTAACCGCGTCATATAAAAATGTGTATGATCCGTCCTCTTTTTTTCCATGCGCTATATTGTTGGTCAGATGCCTGTCTTTGAATCGTTTCAATATGGGATTTACTGCCTCCAAGTTCTCATAACGGATACGTGCGCTATATTCTTCCCTAGGGCGTTCATCAACATAAGCTACTAACTGGCATCCTTTAGGCCAGTATTGATCAAACGTCTCTAAACATCGCTTCCCATATTTTTCATATCCTTCTGGTGAAAAGGACGTAACAACACTTATATTACTCACTGGCTAGACCTTCAAAAGGATTCATTCCTCGGAGAGCAGAAAAGATATATTTAAAAGGCAGACCCTTCTCGATCTCTTCCTTCGTCCATTGACTGTATGCAACACGATTAAAAAATTCCTGTACCTTCGCCTTGGAAGGTGCCTTTATATTATCAATATTTCGTAAATTCGTTTCGGCCAAGTCCGCATAATATGCCCCAGAATGGCACACTAAAGGAACACCGTTTAACAAAGCAGACAAACCAGTTGTTGAATTATAAGTGACAACAGCGTAAGCGTCGGCTAAATCCTCCATTATATCCTTTGCTAAAGATACTCTATCACCACCCCTTACAAGGAAGTTAGATGATGGATGAGGCCGCCAGACAATAGGATATTTATCCCCTACAACATCACGAATAACACGAATACTACTTTCATAGTACGCTCTAAGCTGATCCTCATTAAAACCATGCGCGGCGTCACCAGGACGCTGACCGCAGATTAATATATGCTTTCCTTTCGCCCTACGCGTAGCAATAGGTTCATTTAAAGCATCAAAACGATCACTGGGAGCTTGGAAGGGCATAATACCGCCCAGCTTGTTAATACCTATTTGATAATACCCAGGTTCTTTGCGGATTAAACCTAAATCCGTGATCAAAGCTATCTTTCCTTGCTTTTGGTACGTTTCAACAATCTCGTTATACGGACGGCGTAACCCATTCGTCACAATAATGTCAAACGCGCTCTCGTAACAATCTGGCCTGAAAACGTCATGACGCCGCCATGTTACCTTAACGGAGGTATCGCAGACCTCTAGCCCTCGAGCTACATAGTCTGCGATACCATACCCAGGCAAGCCATAAATGCAAATCCTGAGCATATAGAACCTTAGTTAGATGTACTGCGAATCACTACACCAGCCAGGTTCTTAACGGAAGCCATTACAGAATCCCAGTTAGAACCAGTACCAAGTGCGGTGCTGTTCGGGTTAGCTGCGCCGTTCTGTACATCCCACTTAAAGCCTTTTAAGCCCAAGTTGAACGCATATTCACCTTGCAGACGTACAATGAGGTTCTCGTTACCAGTAACAACCTCAGATACCAGATCACGCTCTTCGCTCTCTTTAACAACGGCAGCGTTCTGTACCAGACCGAGAGTTAAATACTCGTCGGAATCGTCAGACCCACCTGGATGATAAATGAGTGATGAACTGTCCGTAATAATAACTGGACGGTTCAGCGTCACCGCCGTTCCAGTCTGTACGTTGAAGTTAGACACACCATCAATATTTGCCGCAATCTGGCCGCGTACAAGGTCGTAGTACGCTTTAGAGTGCATCACCCAAGCAACAATCTTGTCCGCATTATCTCCCATTTTGGAAAGACCGTGCACAAGACCCGCAGTGCTTAAGTTGCTTCCTACGTTTTGGTGTACCAAGTCTGATTTACTCAACAAGGCACCAGTTAACGCAGTCAACATAGTATTCAGATAGTCAACCTCAATTGCCTTCGCAATCTGCCCACCCAGCAAGAATGAAAGAGACTCCTGACCGTTAGGGCCAGCAGCTTCCTGAATCTTACGGAATGAGTCAATCGTGTTAGCAACAGGGCCAATCTTACGATTAAGTTTCACAGAAACCAATTCATCCTGCGTCAGAGCAAGGTCTGTAGCGGTTGCTACAGAGGTAGTGTCACGACGTGTTACTGAGTTGGTAATATTCTGGAAGAAACTTTCGTATTCATAGTCCCCTTTCAGCATTTGTGGAATAACGCGCAGAGCATTATTTGACGCGGCATTCATTGCATTTGAAAACTGCGTCAATTGCTCGGTCATACCACCGAAAAACTGTTCATTATAAATTTTAAAATCACTCGCCTTACCAGTAGCCATATAAATTCTCCTTAAAGATTATTTCCTTGGGCGTAACAGTTCTTGCCACGCTTCCAAACCATTAGCACTAATGAATGCCGCTTTGTCCGCCGCACTCATATCCTTTAAGGCCTTCTTCTGATTATTCGAACCACCCCCAGTGTTACCTGAGCTACCACTACCGGACATACCAGAACCGTTGAAACAGCGCGAAAAAATTTGATCGTTTCGCATTTCTTCCACTAAATCCTTGATCGTCAGGAAGTCACCATTTGCGTTAATTCGCGGCTCGCCCTTAGCATCCAATACCCGCACTTGATACTGGCCATCTTCTTGAACCACCTTCACATGGGATTCAATATGAGGCATCAGTAATTGCGGAATACCGCCCACCGTGGCAATAGCATTCGCGGCCGTGGCATTGACAAGGTTTTGTTTCAAAGCACCAAGAAGGGTATCCTTCTCTTTACGCTCCTTTTCCAATTCCTTAAGGTGCTGGTCTAACATCTGTTTTTTCAGAGTCTCCCAGTTTCCTTCTTTCTCCGCCTTCTCGGCTTCGCGCTTTTCACGCTCGGTTAGTAACTCTTTAATCTCATCGGGAGCTTTACCTAGCTCTTCCCATGCCTTCGCCTTCGCGCGTTCCGCCTTTGTCATCTTACGTTCGTTTTCTATCGTCCTTCGCAAAGTTGCCTTTTCATCAAGAAGACTTTTAAGCCCGTCAGCGATAGCGAAACCCTCGCCTTCACCTTTCTGCTTATAAAACGCACGGTATGCCTCCGGTACAACGTCCAAAGACTCGGTCATTTCGGGAAAATCAAAATCAGCCATATTTACTCCTTGGCATCACGCCTAAATATCATTGTTGCATCACGCATAACACGCGACATCACGTACACTGTGTTAAAATTAATTATACACACATCCTTAATTTTATCAACCCACTACTTAACCAGTTTTTGGCGTAATTCGCCGAGTGTAAGGGCACGCGTACCAGAAGAATCAACAAGTTGTGCTAAACCAATCTTACCCCCCCGCCAAAGCGTAGCCACACCCTTACCTAGAATTTCATCCTGTTCCGCCTTGGTTCTTCCCTTCAAGAAATCGTTAAAGGTAGTATCTGCCGGAACCTGCCCTGTCATAGAGGATCGAGTACCCATTGGTGCCTCGTCTAAATTGATCCCTAACTCCTTCCAGCTCTTTACAATAGGCACAATAAAGCTACGGCAACGCCAATGACGCGGAGTGCCCCCGTTATACGGAAGCTTATGCCCTATAGGCCTAAACCGCTCGTCCCACCTCTTACCACTATACGCTATGCAAATAGGGGATGTGCGCGTATCCAGTGTAGATACTTGCTTGTACCCTTTGAATATATCCTTATTCGCGTCAAATATCTCAGTCCGAACCTTATTAGATACCGTTTGAATGCCTGTTCTTACCAAGGCATCCGCATCCTTGCGCGATACACGCATAATTCCATCTTTGAAGCCATTCTCCCTCCTACCCCTTACACGCCGGATAATATCGTCATTCGTCTCCCCAAGCGCAATTCCCATCCGTAATTGATCCTCAAACCGCTGTCTCAATTCTCGCGCCTGCCTATTCCACCATTCCTCATTAACCGCGCCAGCAATCAGAACTTTCCTTGCGAGTACCTCCAACTGCTTCACCGTAGGAAGGCTGGTCAGTATCTCAATACCAACGCCACCATTGATTGCCTTCTTCCAAAATAATGATTCCGTTTCAGCAATACCTGCTAACGTTTCGCCCGTTATTCCTTCCATCCTCGCGTAAACTTCGTTAATAGCATCCTTAACCCACGCTAGAAGACTGCGCACCTTGTCCACCGCGCCACCAGCAACCCCCGAGGAGGCCAATTTACCAATTAAGTCTTCTTCTAATCGCAAAAGTAAGGGCAATATATCTTGACGTGCAACCGTATTTCCCACACGGTTCAAATCGAGTGTGTATTCGGTCGACGCATCAACTAACGACTCGTTAAATGTTGCCACTCGCCGCGTCCTCCGCATTAACCAAAGGTGCTAAAGAGCCTTGTCCCTGTACCCCACGGTTGCTAAAGTCCCCGCCAACAGGGCCTTCGTTTTCAATTCGTGTCATTTCCACTTCTACATTGAAATCATCGCCAAAGAATCCCCTACGCTTCAATTCCGTCAGGAAGGTTTCCTGGCTAATGTCACCCGCCTGACGACTACGTAATAAGGCCTCAATCTCGCCCTGATCCTTCAAGCTCATACCGAAGTCTTTATTAACCTCAATAGTCCCAACATCCTCCGGCGCAATTCCAATCCATGCCCCCATGTAAACAAGCATAGTGTTCAAGGAGTCCTCAAGGCTCAACGCCCAAGCCATCAATGGCGCAACACCTTCTGCGTTATCTAACGCCCTACCCGTGGCACTCTCCGCCGTGGCCTTATCCACCTCGAACTGCAAGCCAAATAGGCGCATATCCGCTTCGAGATTCTTCAACTCGCGATCCCCCGCCGCAAGATGATTACCCGCCGACTCCACAAAGTGAAACTTCGTGTTCGGATCAGAGGACGTCAAAGCCTTATTCGGCCCAATAACAAGCCGCTCCCCTTCTGTCTCCTTATCATAACCCACAGCGGCAAACAGTGGCCATGAAGCAACAGAAAGTGCATTGCGCTGATCCGACCTGATCTGGTAATGCTCCAAATTCATATATGCCAAATCCTCTAAAGGCGGCTCCGCTTCCATAAAGCGAGTCCTACTCGTATAAATAGGGATCAATGGGATGAAGTTAAGCGAAAATTTACCGCTCCCCACCATAGACCAGCCCGCTTCCCCGTTCGTCTCCCATACTTCCCACGTCCCAGGACGCAAAATACGAACTCGCGTAATCTCTTCCTCACCGTATAACCCGTGCTCCGTGCTCCGTTTCCGGTATACCTCACGAATACGCACCTCTACCAATACCTCAGCTTCTCCCACCGTCTCAGTGAACCATCCAATAACCTTCGATGATTCCAACTGCACACAATATGGCCGCTTTCCCTGCTCGCGCTCCTGCGCAAGACTCAATTCCTCTTGTGTTGGTGGAAAATCAACCAAGATGTACGAAATACCGTCAATCAGCGCGTCACGGAAAGCACTGCGAGCAAAACTGTGCAGATTCCTACCCGTTAGGTCAACGTTATCCGCCAAATATCTCCGCAGAGGCTCAGGTACATCATGAAATACAATAGGCTTGCTGAAAATCTTGCCCGTCAAAGTCTCCACCGTCCGGCGATAATAATTACGCAATACCGCATTCTTTAACCGCGTGGCATAATGATTATCATCCTCAGCGGGTTGCTGCGGTAAGTACAACTTACCCTTCTCCCTGATTGTCGGCGTTCCTCCCATCAACACACGCGGCAATGCCCGACGTACCTTCATCTCAGAATACGCCAACGATTCATAATCTACATTGCTCTCTTGCGCTACTACCATAAGGAACTTACCTCGCCTTTATTGCCTTTTATTGGGAATTCGTAAACAATATAATAACCTATACCATCGGTCAAGTGCGTGAGTGCCTCGTTAGCCCGCTTGTCTATCTCACCAGACCCGCCCTTCAGCAATGTTACACCGTCAAAATCCTTCACAACATTAGGTGCCCTCTTCTTGTCCACCATCAAACGCACGTCCCCCGCCGTATTCATCAACCGCGTGTTCACACTGTTAACCCGCACCTTCTCCCGAGGATTCGATCGAGGAACCAAAATACGCAGCCGCTCCCCAAAACGAGGGGTCAACTCCCGCCGGATCAAATCCCAATCCGAACCATCCACCTTCGCCGTGCCCTGCGAACCCCCCGTAGCGTCCCCATAACAGCGCACTTCTCCTTCGTGCATATGCCAATCAGCCAGCAACTTCCGGCATACCGCCTGTGTCGTGCTGTTCCTCGGGATATAAACCTCCCCAATAATACCCGTACCCTGCATCCCGTTAGGCAATACCTGCTCCTGCATCACCGCCGCCGTACCAGGACTCACGTTAAAGTCAAACGTGAACACCAACGGCTTCCGCTTGTCATACCTCAACGACCCGCAATGTACCCGCTCCTCAAACGGATAATACGCCCTACCCTCAAAGTTAATAAACGATGCCTCAAACTCCTGCGCAAAGGTCAATGGGTCAAGATCACGCCGCGCACTCTCAATCTCCGCAGGATCAACAATATCTATGCTCTTCCACGTGAACCCATCCCAGTCAGGATCACTCCCGTCGCTGTACTTCTGCCACAAATCATAATAATGGTTCCGACCCTCAGGTACACCAATCAACCAGCACCACCCACGCCGATCCGCCAGAGCAGGACGCACGTT